AAGAAAAACAGAATCAGAGGGAATGGGGGAGTATCAACATTAAACAGGTAATCACCAATATGAGTACAATTAATTTAAACGAACTCCGCGACCGGGCATACAAAATTGCACGAGATCATGGTTTTCACGATGCCGACTGGAGCAATGAGCATCTCCTTTGTCTTGTTATCAGCGAACTGATGGAAGCGGTTGAAGCAGATAGAAATGATAGCAGAGCCAATATGATAGGCTTCGAAACCTGCATAAAAAATGCCTATCAAGGCATTGTTCGGGACGATTGGTTTCTGAAAGCTTACAGAGCCGATATTAAAGGAAGTGTTGAAGAGGAACTTTCCGATGTGACCATACGTTTGCTTGATCTTGCGGGACTTCGCAAGATTGATTTATCCGAATTACAAGGACCGCTATTCGATAAATTCAATATTACCCCTGAATTTATCAGTTGGAAATCTCAGATTGAAGAGATGAGCTTCACTGAAAGAATATTCTGCCTATGTTCTCTTTTAACAAGCAGAGAAAGTATTGAAGATGTTGTCAGATCATCTATAGTGACAATATTCTTACATGCTGATATATTGGGTATTGATCTTCTTTGGCATATTGACCAGAAGATAAAATACAACACACTCAGACCTGTAATGCACGGAAAGAAGTATTGATTAACAATAAAAAGTATGGAAAAAGTTTTTATAACTAAATATGCCTTAACAAAAGGCATATTGGAAAAAGAAGCGGAAATATGCGATTATGGAAATGGACATATAAGAGCATACGTGAAAGGAGAGTTTTCGAGTTATTCTTTAGGCAAGGAATGTTTTAAGACAAAAGAACAAGCTATGGAAAGAGCCGAGAAGATGAGATTAAAAAAGATCGCTTCTTTGAAAAAACAGATAGAAGCATTGGAAAAGATGAAATTTTAAATAGAACTGAGTCGGAATAGCTCAAATCACGAAAGGAATAAGCATCCGAGGTGTAAACCTCGCCTCAGATCGGCAACCGCAAATCTTGAAAGTGGTAGACCTTGACATTTGCAATGGTCCGGTAGGCAGGAGCACGGTAGGATGAGATTTAAAATATTACCGCCAGGAGGCAGGCAGACTATTATTTGTTTTTGATACTGGCAGCCGGGGAAGACCGGCAGGGGCGATTAGTTCAGGCAGGTAGAACAGGCGAAACTTATCCATAGAAGCCATTGTCCCCGGTTCGAATCCGGGATCGCCCACAGACATATTAAAATCAATTATCCATGAATTTAGAAAATTACGAAGTGCTTCCAGTAGAAGCACAAGAGGTACAAGTCGTACAGGTTGATGCAGTAGAGAGGGCAAACGTCGACTCTCAGGTGGCAACGGCAAAGCGTTACCCCCGGAACATAAAGCGCAGCATAGACAATTCGATTGTCATGGCTACGATGGATTCTGAAACCGCTCAAAGTTGCGGATATGCGTTACCCCGCGGAGGGAAACCAATCACAGGACCTTCTGTCCATTTAGCTAAGATAGTCGTATCGAATTGGGGCAACATGAGAACAGAAGCAAAAGTTGTACAAATCACCGACAAGCAGATAATCAGCCGTGGTACATGTTGGGATTTAGAGGCAAATGTGGCATCTGCATTTGAAGTACGTAGAAGCATTGTGGATAGCAAAGGGAAACGTTATTCCGACGACATGATCACTGTTACGGGGAATGCGGCAAACTCAATCGCTTATCGTAATGCTGTTTTTTCAGTGGTCCCAAAGGCCGTCGTTGACAAGGTGTATAAAGCTGCACAAAGATTTATTACAGGAGACCTTTCGGACGAAGAAAAGCTGATCAAGCGAAGAACCGACGCAATCAACCATTTTAATGAAGAATGGGGCATTACGGAAGCAGAGGTTATCCGCTTATGTGGAAAGCAGACTGTTAATCAAATCAGGGCTAATGAGATTGCCTTGTTGCTTGGTATGGCACAATCTTTAAAAGATGGCGATACAACCGTGGAAGATTTGATGAAACCTTTCCGGGGTGGCGAAGTGTCAAAAACCAAAATCGCCGACATTGCAAAAGAGAGTGCCATTAAAGAAAAGAAGCCAACCCAACCTAAAACCCTTTTGTAATGGATGCACAACATACATTAGGTTGGTTCCGCGCCCGTTGTGGCCACATAACGGGCAGCAACGTCGGGCTGCTAATGAAAAGCGGCCGCACAGAAACCTTCTCCGAAACCGGCAAAAGCTACCTGTATCAGGTGGCAGCGGAAAGGGCTATGAATCCGGTGATCATCGCCGACGACGAACTGTTTGCCGAATACATTAGGCAAACCGAAGTGACCAGCAAAGCGATAAGATGGGGCAACGAACAAGAAGCTGAAGCCCGCGACCTTTTCGCAAAGATAACCGGACGGCACATTATAGAGGTCGGATCGTGCAAGCATCCTACCATCCCGTACTTTGCAAGCAGCCCGGACGGGTTTTGCTACGACGAAAGTAGCGGGACAAGATCGTGTTTGGAGATAAAATGTCCCAATCAGGCGACCTTTATGCGCTACCGAAATGAGATTTGCGACAACGAATCTCTGATACGCGTAAAGTACGAGTACTACTATCAGTGCATGGCACACATGATGTGCACCGAAGCGAGCGAAACGTTTTTTATCGTCTACAATCCTTTTCAAGCCGATCCGATCCATATTGTACGCATAGTTCCGGACGAAAGAGTCTTTGCGGAAATAGGAAAGCGGGTATGTTTAGCGAATGAACTTATAGACAAGATGATCAATTGAAATTATGGAAACACAACAACTTATAGCAATCAAAGATAGCGACCTCGAACTGGTTGTTAGTGAAAAAACATTGGGTAGCCTTACGACAAACGCTATCCAAATCAGGGATATGGTCAAAGCAGCTTTGCCAATGTACGATATCGCCAACTATAACGACGAAAACATTGACCAGGCGAAGAAAGACAAGGCCGCCCTTAACAAAGCGGCCAAAGCCCTAAACCAAAAAAGGCTCGAAATCGAGAAAGAGTTTATGAAGCCCTTTGGCGAGTTTAAGGATATTGTCACCGAAACCGTAAAGTTGATCGGTGACTGTTCCGCTAAAATCGATGCAGTCGTGAAGCAAAACGAGCAGCAATACAAGGATAGGAAGTTAGCCGTTATCCGCTCTTATTTTGACGATGGCAATGCCAACCTTATTGATTTTGGTAAGGTTTTCAAATCGGAATGGCTCAACAAGTCAGCGAGCATTAAATACATACAGACGGACATTGAGAAAATCTTTGCCAAGGTTGACAGCGACCTGGAGGCCCTCAAAGGGTTCGGCGAGGACTTCGATGTGCTCCGAACCTATTACATGGACACGCTCAACATCTCCGCGACCATCCTGTACGCGAACCGCCTCAAAGAGCAGCGCGAACGGGCACGGATAGCCGAAGAGGCACGGATAAAGGCAGAGGAAGAGCGCAGACGGATTGAAGAAGAACGGCAAAAGACGGTAGAGCAGCCCAAACGGCAGGAGATGCAAGCACAAGGAAACATTCCCTTTATCCCGGCCGAACCACAGCCGGATCCACAACCGGCACAACCCGAACTACTGACACGGGCCTTTAAGGTCACGACAACGCGGGAAAACATCATTGCACTTGGCAATTTTATGAATGACAGGGGCATTGACTTTGACAAAATTGAAGTCCCATGAATTAAGGGTGATATGTTAGGAAAGACAGACCTGAAAACGATCATCGCATTACTGGACAAGTCGCAACAGGTAATAGAGGCCAACTGCTCAAAGCCACGCGACCTTGACCTTGCCAGGCGATGCAGGCAAATGGTAGGCAAATTAAGAAAACGTGGATAACTTTTTTTGTTTTTCATGGTATTATAGATTAGTATTTAACAAATAAATAATTATGGCAAGTACATATTTTGAATGTAAAGTTTCCTTCGAGAAAATCATGGAAGACGGGAAACAAAAAACGGTGACGGAAGCCTATTTAGTAGATGCGCTTTCGTTCTCAGAGGCGGAAGCCCGCATTATTGAAGAGGTCGCACCGTTTATCAGCGGTGAATTTACCGTAAAAGATATCAAAAGGGCAAAGATATCAGAGTTGTTCTTCAACGAAAACGGCGACTGCTTCTATAAGATCAAAGTTTACTTCATCACCCTCGACGAAAAAAGCGGATCCGAAAAGAAAACCGCAGCACAGATGTTGGTACAAGCGTCGAACCTGAAAGAAGCCGTCGCCGTACTGGAAGAAGGCATGAAGGGCACACTTGCCGACTATAAGATTGCATCCGTCACGGAAACTCAGTTAATGGATGTTTTCCCCTACGAAGCCGGCAAGGACGATAAAGATACAGAAAGTTCCACTATGGAAGATTCGGGGTTTAAAAGATTCTTCCAGTCGTTACCGGAAGGGCAAAAAACAGAAATAACGGTAGACGGGAATACATTTGTAGTGGACAAGACGGGAAAGAACACGGTAGTGTCACCCAAAGAAAAGGACAGCAACGAAGATGACGTACGAGGAACTGAAAGCCAAATATAACGGACAGGACGTCAGACGGCATCCAAGGTATCTGGAAGACCAGCTCCAAAAGAGCTGTGTTAGTTGGTTCGATTTGCAATACCCTCAGTACCGGTTACTCCTGCACCATAGTCCAAATGGCGGTAAAAGGAATCCGATAGAGGCTGCAAAGTTTAAGCAGATGGGTGTCCGTGCCGGCTTTCCCGACCTTATCTTGCTCGTTCCGAATAAGGCTCATCCTTTTTTGGCGATCGAGCTAAAGGTCGGCAAAAACAACCAACAGGAAAGCCAAAAGGATTACGAAAGGGAATTTGGAAAGATCGGGGCCAAATATGTAGTCGTCCGCTCGATCGGGGAGTTTATAAAAGTGGTCAACGAATATTTAAACGACGTTTGATATATGGAAGACGAAATAAAAGAGATCAGCGATTATCTTAACATAACCTGTTCGACCAACCCGGTGGAAATATCCGAAAGGATATCGGTTATCATGGTCTACATGATGCGGACCGGAGAGATGCTTGCAGAAGCCAAGAAAAAGCTCCGACGGAAGAAATCTGACGAGATACAGAACACTATCATCCGCATTGCAAAGGAAAACTGCTTGTCGGCAAAGGTACAGAACGCGCTGCTCGACAGCATAGCGGAAGAGGAATCATATCTCGTTGACCGCCTGGACAGGCTTAACGCTTCGTGCGTGCATCAACTCGATTCGCTCAGAAGCCTGTTAAGCTACGAGAAGGAATCATTAAGGCTGAATAAAACCGGGTATTGATATGGAGATGGATATGTTGAAACTTATCCACAGCCTGCAAGAAAAGAGGCGCAAGGATAAGATAACACCCGACCATGTGCCGGAAGTTGAAATAATGAATGCCGTCCTTGAATCGGCAAGATCGGAAATGAATGACCTTTACAAGTCCGATAAGATAGGGGTTGTAAAGACGCTCAATTCAAAGGCGGTTTATGTAAAGGATGGCAAGTGATTTTTATCTACGTTTTGTTTGGCGTTACGGAATTTTGGTTATCTTTGCGGTGTCACAGTTACATACAGGCACTGCAAGCGAGCAGGCTAAGAGATAATAGAAAGCATAGGCAGTTCTATTATAATCCGTTCATATATCTCTGATGTATGTGGCTGTGACAAGTTTGGATTATGTAGAGCTGCTTTTTTTGTTTTATTCATCTAATTGTCACAGCCAGATGAAAACTAAATTCTTCACATGGGCTACCGTAGCCCGTATCTACAACGCTATGCCACTTGGCGTATGCGAGTGCAAAACCATAAAAGACGCTAAGGGTTATACCAAAGTGTTAGTGTTAATAGTTATTGCATTCCTGCTTGCCGGGGTGTATGATGCAATTCTCCTACAGAAAGGAGGTGCGTTATGACTGCTTTTACACAACGTCAGCAAACAATCAAGATTAACAAACTCATTAAAGCCAATGAGAATCTTTTAAAAGAAGTTGAGTTTCTTCGGGATCAGCTAAAACGGTCTCGTATTGAGTCTTCACAGGAAACAGAACTGAAAAACGCTTGTTTCTTCTTCCTTACCCATAAAGGTTTATACACCGAATGGAGCAATTGGCACAACCGAAGGACAACAGAACGGATTTTGGACGAAATCAAAAAGACATTTAAATAAGTCTACCCTACTCACATATTTACAGCCCCGGTTTCGACCGGGGAGTGTATATCATATTGTCAAAAAAAATAAAACATTATATCTCATGAATGAAATTGAAATATTCAAGAACGAACGTTTCGGCGAAGTGCGAGTAGCCGGGACAAGTGATAACCCTTTATTCTGCTTAGCCGACATCTGTAAAGTATTGGAATTACAAGTCACTCCGACAAAAAACAGATTAAAACAAGACGGGGTTAGTCTAATTAAGGGGGTCTCAAAAACAACAAATCAGTATGGTGTCACTACCGAGCAAGAAGTGATGCTCACTTTTATTAACGAACAAAACCTCTACAAAGTAATCATGCGATCCGACAAGCCACAAGCCGAACCATTTCAAGATTGGGTATGCGGAGAGGTTCTCCCTTCCATCCGCAAGCATGGTGCATATATGACAAACAATACATTGGAAAAGGCTTTGACTTCACCCGATTTCTTGATCCAATTGGCCACAAACCTCAAAGAGGAACAACAAAAACGTATTAAGGCCGAGCAAAAGATTCAGTCTGACGCTCCCAAGGTATTATTCGCCGATGCTGTATCTACATCCCGACGCTCATGCCTGATAGCAGAGTTGGCAAAGATATTACAACAAAACGGTATCAAGATCGGACAAAACAGATTATTCGAGTGGCTCCGTAAAAACGGATACCTATGTCAAAAAGGGCAATACTATAATCAGCCATCGCAAAAATCAATGGAATTAGGGCTATTTGAAATAAAGCAAACGACCATTAATAAGCCCGATGGATCTGTACTTGTATCTACAACAACAAAAGTCACAGGAAAGGGTCAGATTTATTTTGTAGATAAATTTCTGAACGTTAATAGTCACGCTGTATTTGCATAAATCATTCCTTTAAGGGTAGCAAATAGGTCTGCCCTTAAATAATATTCTCTAAAAAATTAAATACAACATAAAATGGAGTACTCGAAAAGAAATAAGCATGGCACGACCTAAAGAAGAAGGATTGAAATACTTTTCTTTCGATGTGGACTTCTTTAACGATGAAAAGATAGAGGCTATATCCGGGGAATTCGGAATAAAAGGAGAAATAACAACAATAAAGCTGCTTTGTGCGGTATATCGAAACGGATACTTCATAGAGTGGAATGAAATGTTGAAAATGAAACTACTGAAAAATCTGCCGGGTGTCAGTTCGGATTTACTTGATCAAATTACAAATCGCTTAGTCAAATGGGGCTTTTTCGAAAAAGACCTTTTTGATTCGGTAAAGATTTTAACAAGTCATGGAATCCAAAAAAGATATTTTGAAGCAATAAAAAGAAGAAAAAAATCGGAGGAATACCCCTATTTGATAATTAATGTAGACATAAACACACCTTCAACTGGTATTAATGTAGACATAAACACCACAAAGGAAAGTAAAGTAAAGAAAAGAAAAGAAAATATTACAGTAGATTCTAACGAATCTCCTGTATGTGCGACTTGCCAGCCGCACGATGAAAGAATCGATTATTCCGAACTTGTAAAATTCTTCAACGAAAAAACGCAAGGCGTATTCGGAGTGATACGAATGCCCCTATCCGACAAACGGAAAGGAATGATCAATGCCCGTATCAAGACATACGGCAAGGAAACATTTGCCCAAATGATACAAAAGGCGTTAAACAGCGATTTCCTTAAAGGGCAGAATAAAAACGGCTGGCGGGCTTCTTTTGATTGGCTTATAAAACCAACGAATTTCGAAAAAGTAATATCTGGGAATTATGACAACAAAAGCGGAAACGATAGGACAAATGACCGCTCAAGCGGTCGCGACTTTGGAAAATTCTTCCAAGGAATTGCAGAAGGCATCGCCCGTGCTGATTACGAAGAGCGAAACGGGTGAAAAGAGTATCAGCGTCTATTCCGACAAACGCGCATCGCTGGAAAGCATAGGTCGCTCTATGGTGAGACTTGAATGCGCATTCCCAAAGATGAGTGATGCGTTTTTCAGCCTGCTAACAGAACGCATATACGCAAACAAGTTTACGGAAAAACGGCTAAAAGATGCTATAAACCACCTGATAGACAACTTCGGCTACAAGGAGTTGAATGTTGCGGATATCATACGGTTCGACCGCAAAGCAAAGCTGCACTCGTACAATGAGGTTTGCAGGATGGTATCAAAAGGAGAGGCGGCCTTTTCTGATTTTGAAATACGAGAAATAAACGGAGAATGTTACAGAATCAAGAAAACAGACTTAATATCATGAAGATAAATGATTTTAGAACCCAATGCAAGATCGGATCGAAGGTCTTGTACAAGGGAAAAGTTAGAACGATAGCAGATATAGACCGGAACACGAACAGCATCTCATTTTCCGGCTACAAGTGGGTGAGATGCACAGAAGCGAAGCTACTGCCATGAAACAATACAACAGTTGGGATGAAATAGACAAGGACACCGGCGGTCTTGTTACGAGTCTGACATATATCGTCCTATTCGTCAATGACCAAGTGTATAATTTCGAAATGCAGCTTTCCGATCACATCAAGGGATGCGGACTTTATCGCCAAAAGGTCAAAATGCTGGTCAACAGCATGGACCGCCAAATGGCCGCATACAATAGGCAAATATGCAGAACCGCAGGTGTAAACGCGGAAGCCATGGCCCTCATTACGCAGAGCATGGAGGACGATATCAAGCCTCATATAGATCGCTATGGATTTACCGTCAGCCCGGCATTGCATAATGCCGGATGCCATGAAGATTTGAATAAAGCTCTTTCCATTTGCTCTACGGTGGACATGCTATGCCAGACATCCCAAATTACCATCCGGGATTTCTTTACCGCCATAAGCAAATATGCCCCACTGGCTTACAATCCCCTTCGGTATCTCACCATGGATAAGATGCTGCACTTTGCAAGGGAGCTTACAGAGGTACTTACCCCCAAAGAGATACATGTAAATTTGAATGAGTTGCCAGAAATTGCAAACGCTTTTCAGGCCATAGCAAACAATATGCTTAGGGCGGAAGTATTTGAAAAAGCGTTTGAATCATGCGAAAAATGACAAAAAAAGATGAAATATGAAAGATTGGATAGAAGAAGAAATAAAGCGCCTCGAAAAGGAGCGCGACAGGAATTTGGCAATACACTGTGACTATGTGGCCGCTAAATATCAAAGGATGATTGATAAGATTAAGATTAAGATCAAGAAAGAAGATAAAAATTAAAAAAATTTAAGCTATGACTTGGAAAGAATTAAAAGACAAAATATCCCTTATGACAGAAGAAGAGCAACAGCAAGAAGTTGCAGTTTGGGGAGAAGATATGAATTTGATGAAAGATTGCTCCTTGGAGAAAACAAATGAGGATATGTACTACAACTCTGAATGGGATTATGCTTGTGAAGAGAGTGAATTGGAACCGGAAGACAAGAATGACCCTGATGTACATAAGGTATATGAAGCAGGAATGCATTATATTTATTCGAATTGATATTAAAATATAAAGACAAGTGAATCATGAAGAATGAGTATTTCAATATGATATGCCAAAAGGCTCCAGGGGGAAAAATGATCATGATGGCCGTTGTTCCCGACGATCTTCTATGTGAAGGATTACCTTCTATTTTCGAGGTACAAGCTATAAGGTTGGTTCCAACGATTTATACCGGAACATATCCCACGATAAAGATCAATATGGAGACGATAAAAGATAGAACAGATGATTTGAAAGGAACAGGGATAGCCGGTATTGCCACAGGCGAGAATTGGTATAATGTCTCAAAAGAAGACAATAACATTTATGGAATTAATATCTAAAAATAGCTGAGATATGGAAATGCGTAAAGTTGTATTAGATGAAAACGTTATCCCACCTATAACGCATCCCTGGGGAAAAGTATGGAAACAACCGGACAGAAACAATCTGATACTTGATGACAAATATGCCATGATGTATAGACGGGATTTTGAGATGCTGCCGGATTATACAGGCTCGGAACCGACCGGCAAGTATAACGGTAAAATGTGGAAGGCCCAGTATGTTTCTCGTGATGAACGCAAATGGTATTTGTGTTGGTGTCACGATGAAAATACGGTATCACAAGAGATATACATCTCGTATAGAGAGATCTTGATAATTGATTAACACAATTAAAAGAATTGAACCATGTTGCAAAGCAAAATAGATAAGGCTATTGAAACTCTACGGAAATACGAAAAACTGGCTTTGAAATATTCTCCAAATGGTTTTCATGTGGCTTTCTCTGGTGGCAAAGACTCACAGGTAATCTATGAGCTTTGCCGAATGGCCGGGGTAAAATTTAAAGCATACTTCTACAAAACGTCTGTTGATCCTCCGGAACTACTTCGGTTCATCCGGTCAAATTATCCCGATGTAACCTGGCTGTATCCGGAGAAAACGATGTTCCAGCTTATTCTTAAAAAGAAAATGTTACCGCTTCGGAACCGTCGTTACTGTTGTGAAGTAATTAAGGAACGTAGAGGATTGAATGAGCTTGTGTTAATCGGCATTAGGAAGGAAGAAAGCGTACGTAGGGCAAAACGCAAAGAATTTACTTCTGATTGTAAGCTGGGTGTGATAAACCTTTACTTTCTATTATTCTTGATTGGACAACAAATGAAGTTTTTGAGTTCTTAGAAATGAGGAATATTCCCGTTTGTTCCCTTTACAAAATAATGGACCGTATAGGTTGTATAGGCTGCCCTATGAATTGTAAAAGCCAGCGTTCTGAGCTACGTATGTTCCCATTGCACCGCCGAGCATATATCAATACAATCGAAAAGCTACGAACTTTATATGGAAAGTACTTAGAGTTCGACTCTGCCGAAGATGCCTTTAACTGGTGGTGTTCTGGGATAAGTAAAGCCGTTTACCTGGCTAACAAGAAGCAATTAAAAATTCAATTTTAAGAATATTTGAATTATGGCAAAGTTAACAACATTGAATATAACAGAGAAAAACAACAATAATAGTTTATCTGTAACTGTTTCTGTAAACGTTACTAAAGAGGGGCTATTTACTACCACTCTATCAAAAGAAGATGTGGATAAGATTCATTCTTATGGGATCAAATTACCTGTAAACAGGTTAGGTAATGAAGGATATTTTAATAGTACATCACTTTCTGATCTGGAAAATCAAATCAGGAAAGTCCTGGAGAGGTGTTTAAGCTATAAAATAGTAGAAGAAGTACCTGTTATTAAGTATCAGTTAGAAACTCTCTGTTTATTTGCCTATGACAAAAACGGAGACATTGTTCCTAACCCCTCTGTGGAATGGACAGGGAACTATGAGAATGGAGAATGGAGAGATGGAACTTCTCGTTTAGATGCTTTAAATGCCGAACCTTTCGGTTTTAGTATTTATGCAAAACCATTTCTAAAAAGAGTAATTGAATATGGTAATGGAGAGAAAAAAGTAGAATACGATAGATTGAATGCAGAAAAAGGAACTTATACACACTGGCTGAATTGTGTAGCAGGTATGTCATACAATCGATATAAGCCGGTAATGGAAGTGAAATGCAACGAATGCACCTCAAAATTATTCGTTGATATGATCAAATCTATTTGTAAGATAAGTGAACAAGTCAAGAGTTTTATCAATCCAGAACAAATAAAAGCAATTGCGGAGTCAAATGAATCGCTTTTGTCTCTATCTAACAATTAAAAAAATATGAGCGGAAAAAGATATTTCATAGTGTCATACAATTTTGGCAATGGCAAAGTACATGGTTCTGGGCAAATCACTTTTGTGGCGGATGGATGCTACCTGAACAGACAGATAGCAATAGAGCAGATAGCATCTACACTTGAATGTGAAAATGCTGAGATTGTAATTTTGAATATTATTGAATTGCCTGAATCTGATTATAATGTTTGGAGTGCCCAAAAAACAAACTAAAAAATTATGAACAGCAACGCACATGAATATAAGGTCAATGCCACCAAAGTAGCATTGCATCTGCTACGAGAGCCCGACATATTCGAAACGAATATGAAATTGTTTTGCGCTAAAGATCTTGAAGATGCTTTTACAGCCGGTGCCCAATGGCAACTACAGCAATTAGGACATCCCGATCCTCCCGGAGAACAAGGAGCGGACGGTACTATAATCATCAAGGAAGTGATGAAAGAAAAGGCTATCGAAGCCTTTAATGAAGCGATGATTTATTTCGAATCACCGGACTGCCCGACAGCGGAAGAAGCCTTGAAGCATTTTATCGCTTGCCTGGATCAGGGACTAGACAGTGGTTGTTCGGAAAAACCGAACGACCAGATATGTGGAGATTGTGACGCTTACTTCGAATGTCAGATGGCCGGTGCCGAGCAGAACGATGCTGCCTGCTCTGGGTTTGATGATAGTGTGTTAAGTCAAACAAACGAAAAAGACTATGAGGCGAAGCGATGAATGGTGCTGCATGAATTGTGCGAACAGAGGTGATTGTTCAATAGGTGATAATCCTTTCAACCTTCTAAATTATTGCGCGAATTATTCTGACGAAAATGATGCTAGTGATTCCTATTCAACCGAAGATTTAGAAGACTGGTAAAATAGCTCAAATCACGAAAGATATTAATTTAACAAAAGAAAAAATGGAAAGAGATGATATTGAAAAAGCAGCAACCCAACATGCTAATATGATAGGTTGGGATCATGATCCGGAGGAAACAAGAGGACTGTTTGCCTATTCATTCGAGAAAGGTGCAGAATGGCGCATCAACTCGGTGTGGCACAATGCAATAACAGATATACCTGAAGCATATTTCCCAGTACTTGTGGAAGATGACTTGGAGGATTTTGAAGTTAGTATGCTAGCATTAGTAGAAGAATGTCCCAAAAATTGGAGGCGCTGGGCATACATCGAAGACTTACTACCTAATACGGAGGAATGAATATGAATAAAATAGAAAAACTTATAGAGAAAAAGAGCGTCCTGGAAGAGAGATTGCATAAAGAAGAGCGCAGAGAAATTGAAATGTTGAATAGAAGAGGTTTTGGATATGCGATGCGACATGTCAAAATTGGTTTCTCTACACGAAAATCAGATGCTCTCAAAGAACGCATTAGAATTATCAGTGAACAAATTAACGAATTAAAGAAGTTAAATGAAAGCGATAACAATTAAACAGCCGTGGGCAAGCCTTATCGTGTCCGGGCTGAAAGATATAGAAAACAGGACTTGGAGCTGCCCTAAGAAATACTTAGGTAAGAGAGTGCTGATTCATGCAGCAAAGACCTCAGTTAAGGAGGGATGGAGCGCACTTAACGGAATGCAAATAAAGAAAGTTTCCAAACACAAGGACAAACTTTACGGAGATAATGAAGATTTGCCAAAAGGCGCAATCATCGGCAGCGTCGAGATAGTGGATTGCGTTCAGAATCACCCCTCGCTGTGGGCCGAAAATGGCGTGTGGAACTGGGTGCTGGCTAACCCTATTTTATTCCCCGAACCAATACCGGCTAAAGGCAAGTTATCTTTCTGGGAATATGATAAGATTTTAGAACCTGTGTCTGATGGCGATCATAAAATTTGCATGTGCCGTATATGCGTGGATGAAAAAGTTCAGGTGATGAGTATGGGGAATTATTTTGTATGTAAATATTGCGGTGGACGCTGGTATAAGTAAATCTATAACAAAATGGAATTGAACATTATGGATAAAACGAAATGTATCACTTTCGATCCGGTAGCACAAGAAGCATTGCCGGATCATATTAAGGCTAAAATGAAAGCTGCTCGAGATAAAGCCAAATTAGAGGCATATCATAAGCAATGCCCTTGCTGGAACAGTCACAACGATAGTTGCTATGATGATAATTGCCCTTGTGATAGAGATTGTGAGTATATGAAAAGTTTCAATTTAAATATAAAAGATTTGAACGAAAGTGAAAGAAAAAGAAATCAAACAGAGACTTCTTGATGAGATATCCGGATGGTTTTGCGAATCTTATTGTTTGTATTACGGCAAACAAAGACTATTGCGACACTTGTCCTATCAAGGAAGAAAAGTACTGGCTTGTACGTCCCAAACCTACCGCGGCAGAGAAACGGATAAAAGAAATCCAGTTCTGTGATAACTGCGTGCATTTCTGCCCGATAGAAGAAGGAGAGGAAAACAAACCCAACGAGGAACTATGCGAGTTTAAACGTCCGTTGCGCTTTCGTCTTGGAATAGATGACTATACCGGTGATGACACCGGATTCTTTTGTCCGGGATGTAAAAACTTCAAAAAAAGAAATTTAGCATATGATACCCTACAAAACCAGCCTGGAGTAATCCCGGCTAAAACAACTACTTGATGAAGGAATGGGAATCGTGTGCTTTGTGGATTATATAACAGCATGGAGAGCGCCGGACGATCCCCCCCCCTATACGTGACGTCTACAAGGCAATGAAAACAGGTGAAGGTGATTATGAACTTTTCTCTCGAGGAGTTGGATATGCTTCCTATTGGAGCAAATATCACAAATTTACATTTGAGAAACTGATGAAGGAATGTAATGTCGAATTTATTGAACCGGATAAACAGATTTGATAAATCCTTGTTAATATACGAATTTACAGTAGGCACATCAGCCTCCTTAGCCGGCACACCTTCTCGTTGAAGTTGACCGGCTCAAAGTCAAGGGAGTCAACCAGGCGGTCAATCTCGCGTCTGGCTGACTCCCTTTTTAATTTTCTTATTTCTTTTTTATTCGCTTTACGCATAGCTTTTCCCGTTTATGTTTGCGGCAGTCGCATATAAACAACTGCACATCCTCGTACAACATCCTACCTAAATAACCGGCCAAATACGCCACTTCTTCACCTCCTATAGGCATTTTAAATGCCGTAGCTATATGATCCTCCAAATGGCGGCATTCGTGCTTTAGGGAGTTAAAAAACTCTTCCGGAGACGAAGTCTTGCTTATGACCATTACAGATTTCCGTAGCTTGTAATTGGAGTACGTGACACCGGTATCAAGTTTGCATGACACCAAATTATTGTAAGCCTCTCTTGCCTTGTCTTTCGGACAATCTATTGATTTCAACAAACCTATGATCTCTTCCGTATAATAGCAGGTGACACGATAAAATATATGCACCTGCCAATCGTACTTCTTTATGTATAAGCCTCTTCTTATCATATTTACATCATTTCATCCCAAATAATAGGCGTTCCAGAACCGATGCAATCAGCGTAGAAACGAGTAAATACAATACCATCGTAAGCATCCGGATCGTCGCAAACGTTCTTCACGTATAAAGCAGCATATTGATCATGGGGAATGGAGGAGCCAAGAAAATCAGCCTTGCACATATTGGCAACATACACATAGTCATAGCCGCCTTTCTTCTTTACATCGACGTTATATTTTTTAAGCATTTCGTCGATCTGCTCTTTTGTCCAGGGCTGTACCTTTATTTTCTTGCCAGTTCCATCTTCTTTTTCCATCATGGAAATAGCCCAATCACACATAGCCTTAGAAAAATGCCAGCCATATGCGCTTAAATAAGCTTTCATCCCCGAAGGAAAATCATCGTACATATCTAATCTCATATCTTTACTTTTTAAGAAGGGGCACAATGTCCCCTTCTGATTTAACGTCTGCGTCTGCGGTATTCCCCGGCATACCGTCCGGTTCCTCTCACGCCGCGCCTTTCACCGAAACCTTCTCCACCGCGCCTCCACATATCGCGGAATTCATCATCGTCGTCGTCGTCATCATCTCGGAATCCCATACCGCCTTCCATTGCTTTTCTCTTGCCTTCCTTGCAACCAAGTTTATAGGCTTCTTCTATCGCTTCCATCAAGTCTTCGTCTTCATAAGCATCGAACTCTCTGAAAAGCTCTTCAAGTTTTCTATTTGATCCCATAATTATTACTTTTTAGTTGTTTCCTTAACTCCAAGCTGTTGCATCAATTGCTTGTTTAGCTCCATAAGTTCAGACATGTTCTTGCTCATATCAGACATCTGGGCCTTAAGGGTGTTGATTTCCTGTTCTTGACGTTGCTTTTCTGCAAATTCGGGATTGATTATTGTCAACATCTCATCGCAGGATGCTATCACGCTGAGGTCATAGTCCCGACTGTTAACCCTATCCAATCTTTTTTGTTTTATCATGGATATTTCATTGTTCATCGCATCGCGGGAACATGAGACAACAAGATTCCCGTTTTGCCCAAAGTCGGCTATATCACTACCGGAGGGAAGATTCTGAAACGTCGTGTTCTGACCATTAATATTAGCCACGACATCTACGACCATCTCCATCTGAGGTATCTGCCCCATAGGAGCGGGCATAGGATATTTAGGCTTGGGTGCAGAAACGCTTACCACAGAACCAATCTCTATGAAATGTTTGGCTTCCTTATGAAGAATATACAACTGATTATTTACTCGAAGATTCTGAAACATGATTGTTTGATTTTAAAGGAGTGTGCTTATTGCAATTTTTACAACAACCACAGAACTCCATGTTAATTACTACTTGCTTCGCAAAGAAGCCGTTTCTGCTGTAGGAGCCGGAGTAGTTGTCGGTCTATATCCACCACTAACAAGATACAATTCGTTCGTGTATTTGTTGTAATGGATCTCATAGATACCCGGACCGGCAAGGTTCTCTACTCGCACAGGCACATCGCCGTAAGCCATCAACGATCTCGTGTCTCCGTTCGTCCCTATCAGAATGGGCAGTGTTGCTGTTGTTCCAGCCGGGATAGCTTGACGGAGATTGACATAGAAACCGCCTACATAATCCCGGTTACGAAACGCATGGTTCGGAAGCTCTAATGTCACGTTCTCCGTCCCTACCGTCACAGCCACCGTTGGCAAGGTGTTAAAGTTTGCCCTGCCAAGTGAAGGGAACGGAAAAGGAAATCCTGTAAAAAAGTTAGGCCACATAATTACCTCCTTTCTTACCCGGATCAACCCCAGTAGTTATTGCAACCACATCCATAACCGCCGCGAGCATAAGCCGCATCACCTGCATAGGCACCGAAAGCGGCTGCACGATAGGTTTCCGGGTTATACACCTGCAACTGTGGATAAGGAACGGATACCGTTGGAGGCATCTTGCACTTGATACCGTCTACATCACTTTGCAATGCCTGCAAGCCGGCTACCAACGGCGCGATCTGCTGACCGAAGTTGCTCAAGATTGTCGCATTCTGATTACGCTGAGAGATTTCCCCCTCCAAAACTGCAATTCTTGCATCCCTTGCAGCAAGGGCTTCCTGCTGACGGCGTGCCTCTGCGGCATCCATCTTGGCTACAATAGCCTGGAATCCTTCACGGTAAGCGTCCGACAAAGAACGAGTATTCCCTTCCATTGTACGTGTAAGCGTATTCATGTTTTCGCAACTTGCTAAGCGACTTTCATACCCCTGCCGTTCAATCGCAGTCTGCGTTTTGCAGCAACAATCGGCTAATTGAGCAGAGATAGATTGATTGCCCTGCATAATTGCAGTAATGATACTGTTGGTATTCTGTCCCATCTGATTGCCAAGACCGCATATAGCCTGAGATACAGAGTTAATACCAGCAAGGATTTGGTCTGAAGATACATTCAACGCCTGGGCAAGTGATGCGATGTCCACACCGTTGCGATTAAGCATTTGCATAATCATGTCTCTTCCTTCATTGGCACCCTGATTGTTGTTTCCTCCAAAACCGAAGTTGCCGTTGCCAAAGATGGCAGCAATCACAATCAACACAATAATGTCCTGAAAACCGCCGTTGTTCCCGAAGAAACCACCGTTACTGCCTCCACCGTTCATTAATCCCATGAGGTAACCTGTGTCAATACCCCTGTTCTGCAAAGACGGAAGGATTGATGCAAGTAAGCCGTTACTCGTTCCACCTGCCCCGTCTTGATTAAATACATAAGTTTTTTCCATTGTATTTTAAATCTTAGTTACGGTCAATATCAACCGCATCGCAAATGTCGCAAAACAGTAATTGTATTGAATGGTAGAATGTTGTAGGCTTGTTGTAAAGTTGTTGTTAAACTGTCTGATTTTTTTACTTGCTCCCTTATCTTTTCTGTATTAGCCTCCTATAAAAACTATGCAATGTTTCTTCATAACAAATATATTATCTTAATTTACAAACACCTTAATGGCATATCAAGCGACTCACGTATATTCCTAACTATAACCTTTAGCAGATAATTTCTGCGTATTCTGTCAGGGTAGATATTTTTCAACTTGTTGATCGATTGCTGCGTAAATCCGGTAAATGACGATATTTGAGATTCACTGAATTTATATTCAGATAGTATAACAACCATGATACCGCGTGAATCAACAATATCACTTCGTTTACACTTTGACAGTATCAGGTCTTCTGATACTTCTGTCTCTTTAGAGACAATTCTTAATATTTTGGCAAAGATTTCAGATTTACACATAATGTTTGAATTTTAGTTATATCTTTGCCTTCGCTACATAAAACTTATCGCACATAATGCAACAAAAGCATAGACATTCATGTTGAAGATATTAAGTCCCCAACGTGCGAGTGTCTATGCTTGTGTATCAGTTTTATGTAGCAGTTAAACGTGATACGTTGGGGGCTTTTATTTTACTTCCCAGCCCCATAGGAAGAGACTATGAACAAAAGTCTACTTACCAAATTCTATAATATAGGCCTACCCCGATATACGGAGAAAAGCCACTTCTGCCTATCCCATATCCACCTATTACTCCTAATCCCCACCGACGATCTTTCTGGTAGACGATCTCCCGTTTATGATAGATTATCATCGAATCGAGATTGGGTCTATAACCGCTAACTACCGCCCTATACAAATCTGTCTCATAAACCTTTCTCTGGATTGGTAACGGGATATAAATCGTGTCAAGTTCCTTTACCGTGTCACCCTTCTGATAAACGAAAATTGGGTAAGGTAGCTCGATTTCCTCTACATCAAGCATGTAAGAAGGCTCAGGAACAGGTTTGTTGATCGTGTCTGTTTCCTTGACTACCTCTATTTGCTTTTCTACCGAATACCTTCCGGCAAAGAAACAAGCAAAACAAAGAGCTAAAACAGATATGGCATACCAGGCTTTCATTTCTTGATGATGATCTGTTTTCTTTGTTCTCCTTCTAGCTTTAGCGAAACATGAAGGAAGTTATTTTTACGGTATAAGATGGCCTGATCGAATGGCAAACCGGAATCTTCCAATACTTCCAATAAATCACCGGCCTTTCCATCAATACTCAAATCGGCTGCTTCCCCTTTTTGATGTTGAGATGTAGGGACACCCCCTACTGCCGCATTCAACTCTGGGCATCTGTAGCCTGAATTAATGGAGATAGGCTTACCGATAGCATCCCGTAATGGTTGTAGCAATTTTGCACACAGATTGGTGATAGCCAGTTTCTCACGCGATCCCGGATCATTCTTTATTCCTTTTGCAATAGCAGTATCGCTATGCATAAATTCTTCCAATGTAAAATTCTCTGTTATATTCATTTCCTATCCTCCTTTTTCTTTACTGATTTCATATATTCTTCAAGATAATTTACTTTACTTAGAAACTTAACCGATCCAACCCAATACAAAAAGGCTATAACTTTATTGTCTGGATATACCGTGTGCATGTTTTTCAGTATATTCAGACCATAACAATACACTACTACCCACGTTATCCAACTGACAAAGGCTTTTGTACTGTCTTTATCCTGCTCCATCATTATACCAATCCAAAAAGCAATAAGCAGGATCAAAAGGTAAATCAGAAGATAGATTATCGTCCTAAAAAATTTACTTTTCCTAAAACGCAAATCATCGGCTGCCAGCCCCCAGAACATATCTATGGTAGCCATTACAGGTATTACTATAAGAAAATGCTCGATAGGTGCGAAAAAATCTAACATTGAAGCAATTACCGCAATAGAAACAGCCTGTACCCAGCCGGTAAAATCTTGTATATATGGAATTAATCTTTGCATAATATCACATATTGAATAACACGGTAAAATAAGTGGATAATAAGGCAGCTATCTCAATCCAGAACATCGGCTTGCTCTGGTAGAACTTATACCAAAATGTGCCCTCTTTTTCTTTGGCAATGCTTAATGCAGTATACCCTACATAGGCAAGCCATACTAACAACATTGGCCAGAGGTTCAATGCCACCCAAAGTTGCGATCCGGCAATACAGATGATTGCTCCAGCAGAATGTATCTTGCTCTCATAATCATCTTTGAAATTGGGAGCTGAACCAACAAAGAACATGCCAGCACAGGACAGAAATGCAATCCATTCTGTGTTTGGTTTACTTACCTCCAATATTGCAGGCATCAATAAACCGGCAGTCAGCCACATCGTTGCCATAAACCACAATTTATGCTCCAGATAGTAATAGGTAGCACTTATGGAATAAGGCACACCTTTAGTCTTTACACACACAGCAGCCGTGTAGGCCGCAATAACAAGCATTGAAATAATCGTCAAAATAGTTATCATACCAATCTTACATTTATGTTAATCAATTCTTTCAAATGGGCATATACCGGATTAATCGTACCGTAGAAGCAGTAGTATTTCATTCTTACGCCATCTTCTATTTCCGTGTAATACTTTTCCTGTTCAAGCGTCATGCCTGGCGCATAGAGTTTGGGATCGTATTCCGTGCCTTTGTGATTTTCGTCCATGCGCTCATAAAGAGCAGCCGTATCTACCGAAGGAGGATATATTTCGAGAACCGGATTTATCGGTTGCCGGACTTTCCATAACCAGTCATCGTTAATTACCCGGTTGCCGGTATCCAACTTCCCGTTAATAAATTCTTTCCATTCCGCATGTGCGTATTTGGCACTAATCGCTTCATCATCCGTCAGCGACATTACAGACACAGATTTACGGGTGATACGGGATAGCTGCTTCTTGGAATCGTGCGTTTCCGTGTAGTTTACAGCTTCCTGTAATTCGGCTGTTGTCCTATGGATTACATCGGGATAGCCCGTCACCTCAATCGCTTCTACATCTTCCACTGTCTCGGCAGCTTCAATATCAGAGAGTAACTTTTCTGATAGACCTATACAGATATCATTATAGTCTGCCATCTCATTGAGAGCTTCCAATAACAGATCTGATTTATACGATTTCCCGTTTACTTCAACCGTATCTTTTCGGGCACACTGGTCTTTTAGAGACAAACGGTCGTATGTATATACATCGTTGTCCTCTATGTAGTAGTGCCGGTAGTCGGTGTTGTAGACTTCCTGACGCTTCAAGTCTTTTGCAGTTTGAAGTTTTTCTTCCGGTGTCGGTTCGGGAATGGGTGTCAATTGCATATTGAACACTTCTTCTACGGATGCACCTTCGTTTGCCTCTTTAAAGGCAATCTGTTCTTCTGTCAGCAAAACGTACTTTCCTGCAACATAATCCTCCCATGTTGTGCCGATATCGTTGTCTGCTGTATCGAGCTTTTCCGGCATTGCGACATAGATATTCGCTGCGTCTTTCTGTATGTATAAATAGTTTATTTCCATTTTGATTTATTTGTATTTATTATATCGTAATACGATAATCCCCGAACCGCCAGAACCGGATGAAATCCCTCCTGATACATTGGAACCACTTATATAAAAAGAACCTCCTCCTGATCCTGTATTGGGTTTTCCATTAGTAGGGTTGCCTAACGATCCTCCCCCTATACCTATTCCTCCTCCTCCTTGTGACGATCCGGAGCTATATTCTCCACCACCTCCACCCCCACCGGCATACAATTTATTATTGAATGGACATCTTGTAGTGGTTCCTTGCCCTATCCCAGGCATATCGCCAGCTCCATTAGATCCATCACTACCTCCGATATATCCTGCCGTATTTCCTGAAGACATTCCACTTCCTCCTCCTGAACCTCCATCTCCTCCCTTGCCAGAATATTGTCCACCATTTCCCCCATTGGCATAGTATATAGCTGAGTCCCTAAACCAAGAATTCTGGCCTTTTAGTCCATCTTTCGCATCATTATAAGACGATGTTGATCTTACACTATTGCCTCCGTTTCCTATTACATAATTAATAGATTCTCCCGGTGTAACAGATATACCTAAATATAATTCAGTGCAACCGGAACCGCCCCCACCACCACCTCTTTCAGGGCCTGACGATGCACCAGAGCCACCACCTCCAACAATAAAAACGTCAACTGATTTACATCCTGCTGGGACCGTCCATTTGCCAGAAGATTTTAGCTCTTCTACAACTTGTACTGTCTCTCTTTTCCCCGTCGACATTGTCCTTCTTCTCAACATATCAATCCTTCTCTTTAACGGTTATTGAATACATGACACCACTCGTATCGATCTTCAAAATGGACATCTCGAAAGGCACGCCGGAAGTAGTGGTAATAGAACTACCGGACATTGATCTAAAACTGCCAGTAGTAGGGATAGGCTGCGTAAAAGAAGCGGTAGGATTACAATCAAGATATATCTCTTCGCCTACATTCAATGCCCTTGCAGACTCATTTATCGATAGGTTTGAAGCGGAGGATAGGGTAGCCTTAACCAACCTCTTGTTTGTTGGTATATTCGCAAGAGTTGTGACAGCATTACTCCCTGTGCCGAAGTTTACTATATCATCCACCCTCTTCTTGTCCTCTGTCGACATATACCCCGCTGTAGTGGAGGTGGCGGTAGGGGGAGTGCGGTATTGACCGTTGTCGGAGAGGTATTTTGTACCATCTCCAATATTATATACATCAATATTGCTTGAATTTATCGTATACGTCTTATCTGTATTAATCAAAATACGTATTACTCCTACCGTCAACCCTTTGACACTTAGCACAGTTGTACTCACATATATATAATAAATTACTTCACCTTTTTCGATTACTATAGGAACGTATGTATTATTCATTCGTGCTAAAGATACCCTATTCTCCCATGCATCAACTATCTTTTGATAGTTTTCCTCTGATAATGTACCACTTTCACTTGGAAATAAAGTTGTCAAGTCAAGGTACTGATTGCTCGCCACTATCTCCGACCACGCCCCATTGTTACGCCCGTAGGTTTTTCCGTCCTTTGGAGCATCCTGCACATAGTTCGACAAGTCGACCTGCGTACTGCCAATATGCTCCGGCTTCCCGTCTATGAAGATATACTCGTTGTAGATATCGTTTCCCGACCCGGATTTAGGGACAAGATAGATAACATTACTTTCCCCCGGTTCCGGGAGAGATTCAACCTTCTGAAGCGTTACACTATTAATGGCTGATATCAAAGACTGGACTTCTTCCTTTGTGTATGTTTCAGACTTTAGATAGTAATTTGTTAAATCGTTTACCGCTTTTGTGATAAAACCGCTATTGTTGGTCAGATCACTTGTTTTGGTTGGTATGACCGGTTCGGCATATTCCATGAACGTACCGGATGAACTGTTGTCTGAATCCGGAACAAACAAATACTTCTTTCCTGAAACAAGCCCAGCAGTGTCAACAAGCACATTACCCGTCCCTGCTCCGGCGGGTCCCGTCTGACCACGGGGAATGAAGAAATTCAAAATGTACTTCGGGTTACCTTCGGGCGTCTCTCCATTCTCAACAACTTCAACTCTGGCTTCTTCCGAAGGATCGAGAGTTGTCGTTGTCCCCTGTTCAAAGACTGCCGGCTGACCGTCTTTGCCTTTAGGGGTAGTCAGGTTAAGAATGTATTTGGGATTGCCATCTTCGTCTACTCCGTTCTTGGTAAAGCTGCCGGAAGGGGTTTCACCAGAGGTGGCGTTGACGGATTCTAAGATGGGAGTTTTACCACTATCCCCGGCATCGCCTTTGCTACCTTTAGGCAACGACATAGAAATCTCATATATCGGAGAGCCATCAACATCATTCTCTTTAAATGATATTTGTACGGTAGCAGGCTGTCCCGGTTCCAATGTAACAATCTCCCCGACTTCAAACTTGGGAGTTTTCCCGTCTGTACCCGGATCACCGGGGTTGCCTTTTGCCAGGACAAGATTGATATTGTATATCGGATTTCCCGAACCGTCCGCACCTCCAGGTGTCAATGTAACAGATGGAGAATCTCCTTCTGATACCGTACCAATTTTAAACTGCGGGGTTTTACCATCCACGCCTTGCAACGCTTTGATGGTTGCACGAACCGTTTTAAACGTGTTTCCCGACTGCTGAAAGGTCGGCAAAGACGAAATTCCCACAAGAGAATCAACCTCTTCGTACTGCCCCGGATCTTTCGCCGTAGACGCAATCAAATCCTCCACCGCTGCCGCAATCTTCTGCAAGTCTTCCGGCGTGATCGTTGTCCCGTCTGATAATATGATATCTCCTGCTGCCATAGGTGTTAATCTATTTTATTCCTCTGTTCAAAAATTGATTTTGCATCCGCCAATGCCGCTGTATATATAGCCTCGCTATCAGCATCCGGTATAGACTTGTCAAATGATATATTCTTGGTCCCGTCTGCATTGATGATTATGTAGCCGAAACGAACATCTGCCTTCTTGACTGTACCCGTTACCGACTTTACGTTTTCCCCTTCATCCTGTGTGATATTGTACTGTACTTCGTAACCTGCCACATTGTTCAGGTATGTGCTCTTGACCACTGATGATACTTGTTCGAGTGCCATAACTTATTCCTCCTTATCTTTAGTTTCCACTTCTGTCGTTCCGGCTTCAACAGCCTTTGCTATAATGATTTTAAACGACGTACAGATTATTTTCATCATCTGTTGATAGTCATTATCTGATATTTCTATTGCCCCCGTTGAATGGTAGATGATATGTGCCAGATCATACATCGGAACGGATTCTGCGCTCTTGATTATCGCATCTCCAATTTCATGTGTCAAATCAGCCTTCTGAAACTTATCTACACCATATTCTACATTTAACTCTTTGAAATTTACTTGTTTCATAATGATTTGTTTTTTTAATTATTTATCCTAATGAAATTTTTAATATATTTCCATCTCTCCAAACCATTCCCAATGATTTTGGATCTATGGTTGGAATTGAAGTAAGAATCAATCCTGTTGATAACGAACTTAAAATTTTTCCATTAACATCATGGACGGAAAATCCTGCTATCCCCATTGAATACCTGTATACTGTAGAACCAGAACTGCTATTTCTCAAATACATGTGTAAAGCTGGAATTGACTGATAACCAGAAACATTATCAAATTTAAATTCAGTCACTAATGAATTAGAATTATTAATCATTTTAAAACTTCTTTCTGAAGGGTCAATAACAAATCTATTTCCATTATTTGATGATTGAATTTTTCCAGTTATAGATAGATTCCCACCGATATCCCAAAAAACATTTTTCTTAGCTAACCATCCCGCACCATCATGCCCCAAACGTATAGCAGAATTTGCTCTATCTTCCCATGAGCTCCCCGCCCAAAATGCAGGACCTGTAATATCAGGAGACATACCCGCTAAACAGACAAAGGATGAATTAGAACCAGATCCCATTTCTATACGCCTATTTAACCTCATTTTGTTTGATCCAAAAGAATAAAATGCACCGGTTATATCTGTCACGGAATCTAATTCACCTTCAACACTATCAACTCTATTCCCTAAATTATTTATATTGATATTTAAACCCTCTGCTGTTTGATTAACAAAACTCTCACTTGCAAGTCCTTTTACAGAAGATGATATCTGGCTACTTGTCCAACTTGTTGTAGCATATCCAACTAAAGCTCCATCAACATAAGATCCCACCTCGGTTTGTATTTTACTACTTGTCCAGGACTGAGTAGCGTAATCCCTTCGTACAACTTGCTGGAATTCATCATATTCTTCCTTAAACGAAGTAAGTTCTGCTTTATCTGCCTTTAAAGATAAAGAGGTATCATATTTAGTATAAATTTTACCGGTCTCGGCATCAACATAATCTTTAGTTGCACGTAACTTAATTTCTTCTTCGTTTTGTGTGATTTGAGTTTGTAGATGTACAATAGCATCCGCAATCTCATCAGCAAACAGCCCTACACCATAAATAAGTATCTCACCAGTGAACCTCAGTTCAAAATCACCTTTCCCGTTCCATTTCCCGACCTTAGACAGTTTTTGATAGCTGTCGCTTTCCGATAGCTGCTCTTCATGATACAACTCAGTTCCTGGAATACCGAAACCGCAAGAACCGGGACGGAGCACCTTATAGAACAAAGAGAAAGAATACGTCTTTTCTTCTTCTTCCGTGTGATCCGGGATATTCATTATAGCATTCTGCTGAAGGATATACGTGTTCCTTATTCGCAGAACGTTTTGACCGTTGTCATTATAAATATCGGCAACTTGATCCTTTTCTACATAGAAGCTACCATCCAGCCAAAGATATTCTCCACCTACATTGATAAAATGAACGTTATTTGCGGCTGTCCAATAGTTTGTATTCTGGCTGAAAGAAGAGTTTACAAGGATGTTACCACCTTCTGCGGATATGTCGTTACGGATGCCATCAATAAGGCTTTCAAATTTGCCGTTCATGGCAATAAAGGTCTGCTCAATGGTATCTCCATTTTGAAGAATGAATGTCGAGTTTTCAACGTATATCCCGTTCAAATAAGCCCCATAACCAGACAACTGATCGCCTCTCTGTGTCCTGATTCCTGTCAGGTGTCCAATACGGGCTTTCAACTTGCCTTCGGTGCTGGCATCAGTAATACCATCGTACACATCGATAAATGGCGCACCGCTATCGGCCGTTGTCAGATATATCAATCCCTGCCGGTCCGTATCTTCATTGTTACCCCAACGAAGGGCAAAATCTCCGGCTTCCGGTTGCCCTGTCCCTTCTATCAGAGGAATAGCTATATCAAAATAGTCACTGTCTACACCGATACAACGTCCGAAAAGATACTTGATACTGGTCGTTCCCGTCCGTGTCTGTATTCTGACACCGTCACCCTTACGCAGGTTCATAAGCATAAGACCATCCATATCGTCCATATAACAGCGATAACGGTCAGACATCACTTCTACTCTGGCTATTTTGTTGATGTCAGAAACAATCTGGCTACCTCCTAAACCGTAAATTTGGGAATAGACAATCTCGTAAGCAGTGAATGTCTTTCGAATAAAGAGGTTGTCCATCTCCCCAGTGGCCGTCGGTGTGTCTATCTGCCATCCCCAACCGGTAAAACCGGATGCAAAAGTTGGCGATCCGGTATTGCCCCCCACATAGATATCACTCCTCACACGAAGCGAATCCAATATGGCGGCGCCCGTACTCTGGATCTCCCAGCCTTTACCATCCCAGCCATCTATGAAAATGGAAGAGCCGATTTCTCTTTCAAAATGAATACTGCCTTTAGCTGTATCATTAACATCCTTTCTCAGATATTTCTTATTAAGTTCCTCTGGTGAAGCCCCACCGCCAATAATAGATCCTCCTGTAGATGTTGAACCTTCATTCCTTACATTATCAATGGCATCCCAAATCTTATCAATCGTACTTGCTATAGGTTTATCGCTAAGAGAAATATCATATGTTGGAATTGATTCACCCTCTCTTATGGATAAACTCTGAATGATAATGCTATAATCAGTACCAAAATCCACATCGTATAATGGGAGCTTCATTCCTTCACGAATCAAATCGTGTAGATTCCCATTTCTGGCCATGTATATCTCATCCACTCCAATATTATAGGTATAGATAACATGGTCATGTTCCGCCAGATAAGATGTTGCAGATTTTAATAACCTATCCTCTGCATATTCCACATACTTTTCCGGCATCTTGATATTAAGAATCACAAATCGATCACCAGCGGAAAGATTCTGCCCAGCATTGGGAACTTGAAAATCATCCCTTGTTGATTTATTAAGAGTTATATCATAATTGCCACTCTCTAACTGAACAACATCTACAATCTCAAACTCATAGCCAATAAGACTACCGCTTTTCATTGATATTGTAGCTGTTTCTGTTGTCAGGTAATCTTTGATATTGAAACCTATATTCTTGATTGTAATCTTGAAAGTGCCCTTTGTCTCTGTTTCTTTTGTTATCTGCTCGGCAGCAACCAGTTCATCTATCCTTCCTATATCCGGCAACTCTACCCCCGCTATAGAAGGATAGATATCTTCAAATACCATAGTGTACTCCCTAATCCCATAAGCCGGAAGATTCTTTGATTCAATATAGCTTTTACCCGTTTCAAGATACCCCGGCAACATTAAATTCTTTTTACCGGAAAAATCAGAATCGCGTTTATTGTAATCATCCGGTATATTACGTTCTCCTCCATAAGCGTACAACCGGGTTACTACTACCTCATCAGCATTAACATCCCTTTCTATTTGGTACAACCCGTTATTCTTGCCGTAATAAAAGGTGTGGTCCAAAGATTCTTCTGGATAGCCGATTTTTACATTTCTTTTGGATATAAAGAAATTTAGGCCAAACTCCTTGTTTATCATTACAAGAGCATTCCAGCAAGACACATTATCTATTTCTATCTCTGCGTCCTCCGTTTCAACACCTTCATAAACTTCTATTTCCCATCCTGGATAATCTCGATCCATATTTGCTTGTATTCTTTCAGCAAACGTTTTTGCGGTTCCGACAAAAGAAAAAGAAGGACTTGGCTGATAATGATAATCATTGCCGTACGGCACATAGTCCAACAACTGGCAATTCTGCAATTCGATATCTATAGTCCTAAATATCAAATCATATTTGAAAGCATTTAAGGCGCTACCAAAAGATGCGCTTTTTGTCTGAGACGGCTCATAATCCAAATAGAACTCTTCTCCCCTATAAGTAATATGATCACCAATGGCAAAGTTTATAACAGAAGGAGATTCGAAGGAACAGGTTACAGTCCTTTCCCCCATAAAGGAACCATTGTACTCTAATTCTTTGATTGTACAACGCTCTATTTCGCCCGTTTTGTCATAAATAATCCACCCCATATCACCTTATGATAAATTGTTCTCTCGGTTTGGTTACTCTAAATTTCATTTTAAATACAGCAACATCTCCCAAACTACTATCGCTTGTGAAATCAAAGTCGCTAAAGCCCTTGAAATAAGCCCCTTTACATCCGGTATTTGAATATGGAGAAAAGATATTAAGCTCTAACCCTTCTGTTGTCATATATCTAAATACGGCAGCCTGTTTAGTCGGAAATGTCCCTTGAGCTCCTTTATACACCATAGATATCTCTGTGTCGTAGGCTTGTAATCTTACAACATCAGGGAAATAAACATCCTCGCCATCTTCATCTATCCAATCGCGAGATGGCAACTCTTTTGTTTCAAGAGGTAAGAATAATGGCACACTGGTTGTTTTAATACCAAAGTCAGCATACAGATCTTTTGTTTCGGATCCATTTGCTTTCTGGAATATTAGCGTATCTCTGTCTGTTGCCATAATATTAAAAAAGAGAGCCTACGATGCAATGGCGTCAACCATTATACCATAGGCTCTCTTTGAAGCTCTTGTTTATTACAAAAGCAAATATAGATACAATCTATTAAATACACAAATATTATAGATTCAATTTATAATACATAATAACAACCCAGATAGCAATACCGCTATCTGGGACATCCAAACGTGATACGCTGGGTACGAAGCCCCAACATGCGGGTCTATGTTATTTATGTAGCAATATTATCTTCTTCCGTCAATTTGTTGCTGGCAATGAACAGCATCACAAGTCCGATTATGTTACCTAAGAAATATTCGCTTTCCGATCCTGCCAGAAGAACCCCGGCCACTAACAGGAATATCAAGGATAATGCTTTCATGATGCTATTATTTTAGTCTCGTTATCTAATCCGACATATTGGTTGTCATTTTTAACACCTGTAAGTCCGAACGGGGTTTTATGTTCATCCCAGCATCGTATATTTAAATCATTGGCCAATTCCACAATATGTAAAAGTGAATCTATTGTAAGTCTGTTTCTCTTAAAATCGAACTCCTCTGTTTTGAGTATATCCCGAATTAAACTCAGCAAGCAGTAAGGCGAACAAAATATGCCGGCATCATCTAAAATATTTTTGCCGAACTCTGCTAATACCCCTACTTGATCTGCTGTAAGACCTTCGAACTTTGTTGCTAAATCTTTAAATTCCATGATTTTGTAATTATTTTTTTGGTTTATTAATTGGTATAATATTGGCTGTACGTCCTTACGCCGTACCTCTAAATAATTTATATATGTTCAGCTATAATTTTGAGCAGCTAACAAATAAAGCTATAATAGAAACTATAAAAGCAAGCAAAGCTATAATTACGCTTATCGCTTTCCAAGGAATCGGATTACGCAAATTAGGATTTTCTGCTAAATACAGTCTACCGTAAACAGATACTTTGGCTGCCCAAACCGTATTGCCCCCTCTTACAAAAGAGGCATCTACAAGCCCCTTTCTCTTTAGAGAGTGAACACAAGTGTTGAACACATGCAACGGGTACATGGATGGGCAATTAGCTCCACATGATTTCACAATCCTTAGCACCTCTTTCTCTTGCTTTGACAACTTGATCCGTTCCATAGACTTTTCGTTTCCTGCAAATTTACGAATATATTTCCTTTGATTTCTATAACTTTATATACGAAAAGGAATGTGTCGCAAATTTCTACACAATCCTTTTGTCATGCCTAACAGGAACCCCAGAAATTTTTGAAGCAGAAAAGAAAACAATGAAAAAATTATGTTATTCACTCTTTTTATGGCAATAAACATCGTTTGTTATTTTTTTTTGCCTTACATTTGCAAACGAGACTATCTTAACATAGTTAAACTTCTATTGAAGAGAAATATTATGAACCAAGCTGTACAAACAAATTCAAGTACAAAATTAACTAAAAGGAAAAGCGAACGTTTAGGCTGGAAAAGCCTTGCGGAGCGTGATAGGAGACCTTTGTCTGAAAGAATAGGAGAAGGGCGTAGGGTTTATGCAAATACCAAGAAAAGTACTTTTGTATTAGTTCCTTAGTTATGTTTGATAATATACGTCCTTACGAATTAAAAAGGATACAAATAGACCACTCTCCGAAAATAAATGAACTTTTCGAAGAGTGTTTTATTTATAAGTTCTTCACTGATGAACAAACTAAAGGTGGAAAGACGAGATATATTGCAAGGGCAGAAGTGTATGGTGAAAGTATTGCTGTAAAATTTTATCCTCAAAGTGCAGATGAAGAACATAGATATAGTGCAAGCACAAACCGCTTTACTTTTAAAGGGGTAATTAAAGTAATACTAACATGCGCAAAACTAATACCCGAAATGATGGAAATTTTCCCAAATGCATCTTTTGTTATAAAAGCATCGGAAGGTATAGATTTGCAAACCAACACAGAAGAACAAGAATCCAATAATCAACGATTCAGAATATACAAGTATGCACTGAACCAAGTGATTGGTAATGAAAATTTCCAACATTATGAATATCCGGATATTAGTGTCTATTTTCTTATAAATAAAAGGGATTGTGATGATTTAGAAGATAAGCACGAACGCATAAAGAAAGAGTTGATAGGGAAATTTAACTTGGTGGATTTGTAATAACCAACCAATCCTATGGTCAGAGGCTTTTTGTGCCATTCATTATTGAATCCTTATCGCTTTCCCGCTCTTTCCTTGTGTAATGACGCTCAACAAAGAAGTCTGTATGGCTATTGCGCTCTTTTGAATTTCAAGTGCTGCATCAGCATTGATCTTTGTATTATCGGCAATGGCATTTAGTTGTTGTAGTTGAGCTTGTGCCGTAATGCTCATTGTAGGTAACAGATTACCCGCTATATTCTCCAACAAACTACGCTTTACACTCACATCGTGTCGGATAGCGTTCAAATAACTGCCTAACAAGTTTGCTGTATCCTCTGTTACCCCTTGAATGCTTGACGATAACCCGTTTTGCTTTTCATTGTCAGGAGTGAAAATATCATAGCCTTTGTCTTTGGCGATCTGTTTCCATGCTTCCAAATATTTGTTAACATCCCCTTGAGCTTTTATAGCATTATCTGTTATCCACCCCATAAGCTCGGTCATATCTTTGAATTTATCTTCTTCTCTAGAATAATCTTTATTCATTATTTCTTCGGCCTTATTTTGAGCCTTTTCAAAGACATCCCCAAGAGTGAGAGAGTATATCATATTAGTGGCCAACTTCTCCAGCATATCCGATACAGAATCAGTAAATTTCTTTGCCGCATCTGTCCCGTTTTCAAAAGCGTCAACCAGAGCATCCATCATTGTGTTACCCAAATCTCCAAAAATACCCGTCAGATAGTTTTTTACACTATCCAGAGCTTCTTCGTAAGTACTCCAGTTATCAAGCATCTGCTGTAAATAACGCTGATTTTCTTCGCTTAGCTTTTTAAACATGTCCGAATTGACAAATTCAGCCAATGCGTCCATATTTACAGAGCTGTCCTCGTTAAATAGTTCGGGGGCTGCATCTTTTAAAGAAGCATATTTGGCACTTCTGAACCATGTTGAATGTCTGATTTGAACTTGCATGTTGGCCAAAGATTCCTCTAAAGAATCAAATGTTTTATCTAAATCAATATCAAAGATATCTGCCACCTTGTCTGATACATCCTCATAGACTTTTCTATTTTTAATATCATTCAAAGTGCTTTGATAACGCATTAGAGCATCGCGGGCAGCGTCAATATTATTTCTAGCGTTAGCCCATTCATCTGTTCCAAATATGGTATCATATTCCCCGCTATCTATGCGTGCATTCTCTTTAACTTTCTTTAGCTCGTCATTTAGCTTGGCAACTTCTTTCCGATATTCAGCCATGTAATCCGTTCGATTAAAAAGACCGAATATTCCGGTGACAACTTTTAGCCCGGCTGAAATAGCAGTAAGAATCACAGACGCCTTATTTAAAGATTCCATATTGGTTTCTATAGACTTTACGGCATTAGCCATCTGTAAAAGCGAAGAGGTCATTTGACCCGCCTCTTTGATTATTTTACCGGCAGTACCACCTACTGAATCACCTATTTCAATAAAAGAATCATTAACCTTATCAAGAACTTTGTATAGCTCTTTCCAGTCCTTTATCTTGCCCTTATTATCGTCTTTCCCCTGAGCTTCACGTTCACCTCTCTCTATCTTATCAAGTTCTTCTCTTATCTTAACAAGCATAGCACGATAAGAAGCCAGTTTTTCCCCGTTATCAGGATCAGATATCTCGGCCTTCATCAACTCCGCTTGGGCTTCAATAAGCATCTTTCGTAGCTGCTCCAGTCCTATGCTCGATAATTTATTAACCCAAGATTGAAATGTATTTTCTCTTTGGGCTATTTCCACGTCTAAGCGTTTTAGCGCTTCGTCCTCCTGATAATAGGTTTCTTTTATCGTATCTGCTGATGCACCGGATTTGAACAGCACATTTCGTTTCTTTGCATACTCCTGTTCGATTGATTTTCGTTTTTCCAAATATCCTTGAAACTCTTTGGCCACACTGTTAAAATAATCTGTCACACTCTTTGTGTACAGTTTATTCTCCGTCTCAATAAGTTGCTGGATTATGTCTTGAAATTCAGAAGGAAGGTCATTTATTCCTGTTATAGACGATTTAAATTCGCTTTCCTTTTTACCTGGATTCTCCTTCATCCATCTTGCTTTTTCAGCCTCCTTATATTTTTTTACAATTTCATTTGTCTGCTTGTCAATTTCAGACAAACGCTTTTTATGATTCAAGTTTAATTGAGCCAGTTCCTTTTCTCCCCCTTCAGCCATAGAGTTGACTACAGCTTGCTCTATCTCTAATTCGGCTTTAACTCTGAAATCTTTCAATGATTGAAGCTGATTTTGCAATATATCTGACCAATTCTTAGTAGATTTAGTTTCTTTATTATCAATTGATATATTGAACTTGTCAACGACCGATTGAAGCTCTTGAACTCGCTTTCGAGCCGCATTTATATCATCCTCCGAGAATAGACCTGTTGTTTTCTCTTTTCTGGCTAATTCGTCTTTAGCTTCGCTCAACTCATCTTTGAATCGCTTGAGCCAATCAGCGTATTCTTCAGCATCTTTAGGCATGAGATTTTTTAAGCGATCATTTCCCGATATAAAATCACCAATTGCTTTACGCCATCCAGAAAGCGTGTTTCCTAGATCAGCATCTTTAGCCGTATTTCCTAAATTTTCAAATTCTTCTCTTGCCTTTTTAGTCGCTTTTTGAGCAGCTATTAATTGATTTTCAATATCAGTATATTCTTCTGCATATTTTTCAAGATCTTCCTCTGTTCTTGAAAAAACAAGTGGGGCAGTAGCTCCAGCAATATAAGTTCCAGTTCCTGCTTTGTATTTATTTTTAATAGCTTCCAGTTTCTTCTCTAACTCTGCTTCTCTTTTTTCAGCGTCCCTTAAATTACCTTTAGCTGCTTTTTTTGCCATTTCAAGGCTTTCCTCATTGGCTTCTCTCATCTTTTTTACTGACATTTCCAACTCTCCTGTATAAGCTTTTACGTCCATTGCCGCACCTTTAAAATGAGCTCTAAGTGAAGATGTTACAGATTCTAACCTTTTGGATTCTTCAGCAGTTTTATTTTGTTTATTAGATAATTGCTCGTACTCATCTATAAGTTTCTCCATGCCTTTGGATTCTTCAAACTTCGTCTGCATTTCCCCAATAGACTCATTTAAATCAGTGATTATCTCTTGGGTACTTTTTGCTTTGTCAGAAAACAAAAAGAATGCGCCAGCCGCCGTTGCTAAAATGGTAGCAATAGCCACATAAGGGTTCGCCTTGGCAGTCAAATTAAAAGCTCTCTGTGCTGCAGTCAATAGTCCCAACTCCTTTCTAAACATCATAGTCAAGCGTATACTGTCTACTAAGTTACGCGATTTTTCTATAGCAGACACGGCTATCAATGCGGCTTTATAACTACCATAGGCCATTACAGCAGAGAGGATATATTTAGATAACTCCTCCCAATTGCTCATCGTATCGGTTATCAGGTCAAGTCCCTTGCTCAACGTGCTGTTATTGCTTTCGGCTATATCAGCGAGCATCACATCGTAGGCATCACGAAGGTTTGACAACTTGCCGGCAAGCGTATCAGCAAGAGCACCTTGCATATTATAGAACTGGCCTCCTTCATTCGTCAAGTCCCAGAGCACATCTTTAACCATCTGAAAAGACACCTCCCGTTTGGATATCTTATCAAATACATCTCCTACCGTTATTCCGGTTTCTCCAAGTTCCTCAAACTTTTTTCTTAGTTGCTCCAACAACGGAATACCGGCCTCCGTGAACTGACGAAGCTCTGTCCCTTTCAAGAACTCAGCGGATCGCACCTGTCCATAAGCAAGGATGATACGTCCCATATCCACACCTACGCCGGCAGAAATATCTGCCAGTCGTTTGGTGGTGTCATACATTTCCTCATAGGGAATATTAAAAGCGGCAAGCTGTTTGGTATATCCTGCAAGTTCTTTAAATTCAAAAGGAGAAACGACTGCAAGTTCTTTGATCTGACCGAATAGCACATCTGCTTTGGTGGCATCCTTAAACATCGTCTGTAACGCGACACGCTGCTTCTGAAATTCTCCACCAATTTCGATTATTTGAGTCAAGAATCTTTCTGCCGCATATACGGAATATATATTCGCCAACTGATTGCGGAGTTGAACTGCAAGGTTGAATTGCGTACGCATATTCTTAGTTATCCCTCCAAGTGATCCTGCGTACTTATTAGCAGAAGAGGATGTATTGCTATACTCACCCCGCAGCTTCCTGACTTGCTCTTGTAGCTTTTTTATCTTCTCCCGGCTTTCATCATATGAGTTCTGAATACGCTTGTTTATCTCCTCAATCCGTTTAGTCCGCACATCGCTGGCAGTAACATCCGTGCGGACTCCTGCACGGGCTATAGCTTGTTGAATCAACTTGTGTGTCTTCGCTCTATCGACAACCACATCTATTTTGAACTGGTGTCCCTGTAAAGCTTTTTCTACGGAAGCCTTTAGTACATCCCCATTCAATCCAACGTCAACGTTCAAATCCTTCAAACGTTTCTCAACAGCTTTTATATCTTTGTCTGTTAGGTCTTTTAATCCTAATTCGAACCACATTTTACCCAGACTTCCCATAATGCCTCTACTTTTTAATAATAAACTGGGAAAGATCAATTACCGGCTTTGCTCCGTCCTTATATTTATCTTCCCACTCTTTTGTTTTTTTGATTACTTGTTGCTTACTTGGTCGTTTAGAGTCACGGCCTTTTTTATCTCTTTTACCACCTTTGTCCGTCCCATAATTTATGACAGGTTTGTCTATAGTAAGAAGCTCAATCTGAGCGCAAGAGAGGACGCATCTATACTCATACATGGGAATAGTTAAAAGCCCTAAAAAGAAAGACCTTGAAGCCATTAAATTAGGGTGTTTTTCCCCTATTGTCCAGGCTTCTCCGTACGCTGTTCGAGAAGGATACGATCGGCTTCCTCCTTCTTCATATTCATTTTCGAGTCTCTCATCGCGGTCGCTAATATGATACACATCCAATAATCCTGTATGAGCGATGCTTCTTTTTTTTTACCTTCTGTTACAATGGAAACAATTACTTCCGAAGGAACATGATGATACAGCCATCTCCACAGTAAGGAATACAGGAATGTGATCGAAAATAAGCCATTCAAAAGGATTAAAGCAGCCGTTCGTGCTGGTACTTCATTGTCATTTTTACAGTTCAATGAAACATCAGTTATCCTTTCCAACGTATAGGGACGCATCCATCCTATATTGAAATTCATTCTACCCCAACGAATAGTACTCTTGGAGGCAGTCCGTACCTCTTGAAATATCCTTTCATCCTTCCTGGAAGGCTCTTTGATTCTATCAGCCATACTTATTGTCATCAATAGAATAATGGCGGAACTTGAATTATGCAACATAAGCTCCGCCGTCAGTGAATATATTAAGCAGCCTGTTTCTCCAAAATAAAGATGTCTGATCCATCCTCATTCTCCAACGGAGTTACGGTCACATTGAAATATGCCGGATTATCACCATCCGCAACGACGAGACTTCCGTACATTTCAATGCTAGGTAAGATTACGATAACATCCTTGTTATCACTCATCATGATAAGAGCGCCTGAGATTTTCTTAGGAGCCATACTATATGCAGCACCGGAATAACTTTCATCTTCGGCTAAATTGGAGGTCGAAACAATTTCCTCTTTCTTATCCATGAACAAGTCATTAATAATTCCTTTCAAACTGGCTACTTGAAGAGAAATATCCGAATCTCCTTTTTCTGTTCTGGTCACCCAGTTTGCACCTGTGGTCAACTTTATTTCTGTTGTTTCCGGTTCTCCTGTATTAAACGTTACTCCATCTGATAATACAGGTAGTTCCATGTCTACAGTAATAGCAGAAGCCAATTTTGAGACAGTCAAAGGAGTCTTGCTATAATACACTTCGTCCATTTTATTAAAAACGGCTCTAAGTGCACTCAATTGATTGGTAACAGTTATTTTTGCCATGTCTTTTTATCTTTTATTGTTAATACTTATATGAATCTGTTTGATTTATTTTTAAATCCGCATTGATCAACCAGTGAGAAAAGCCCAATCCATCATCTCCTTTAAGAACCAACACCGGGTTCGTCACACAAAAACGACCATCGTTTGTTTTTATAGGGAAAAGAGAAATTACCGAATCGAGCATTGTTTGTAATCGGGGAATGTTTTCCAACCCATTCTGTTTATTCCTTGCAGCAAGGTCTATGCGAAGGGTCGTACTTTGTAAAACATTACTGTCCGGGACATTAACAGGCATAGAAACGACTATGAAATCAGCCATTTGTTTCTGGCTTGCGGCTTTACGATTACCTGCTGATACATCCTTGCTGATACCGGCAAACAATGTACAGACCTCCTCCAATATTCGGGATATGTAAAAACGACTCACTCTCATACTTTCATCGGTTTTAGTTCTTCTAAAACTATCCCTTTAGCCGACTTATAAGTATCGGTCAGAACATTCAAATTCCGTACATTCTCAAGATATTCGGAATATTCCGTGCCAGTAGTCATTACGACAGAAAAGCCCTTTTTAATAAAAGGTCTGTAAGAGGACAGAAAATCAACCGCCGAATCAGCACCTAATTCACCGTCAACATCCACTTTCCCTATAACAGAACGAGCTTTTCCTTCATAAGGCTTACTTAAATAAACCCGTTCACCCTTTCGTACTTTAATATGTACAGGCTTGCGCATCGTATTTCCTGCAATCACCATTCCTATTAATCCACCATTATAGTAGATACCGCAGGCGTAAGATGTTTGCGTATTACCCGTAAATCCATCAAATTCTCTTTCACTCAAAGCATGGTCTATCAAATCGGCACATGAACGTTCGATTACAGCATACAGATAATTATTAATGATCTGTTTTGCTTTTTCCATTCCCTCATTAAACACCTTTCTGTTATCTTCCATTTCTTTAGTTTTTAGAGATATTGAAAAATACTTCCGTCCCAAAGTTGGAAATGTTCACATCTGTTATAAGAATGTCTATCCACAAGTTTACTCGATCCTTTACATCAATCATATCGCCAGGCAATATCCCTTCTACGAATCCGGGTATTGAAACTCGGTAATCTGTCTTAGGAACATTATCGGAATAAAAATTACGGATTGATGTATTACTTTCTTTCCGGCATTCACCTTCGTAAAGTATAACCTTCTCGCCTTCCGAAAACTGGGTTGCCCCGGTTATCCGATAGATTGTGCAAGTATGCGGGTATCTTGGATTACTAACAGCCATATCCCTTCCTCCAAATCTTCATTCCCCTGGCATGAACACGCGGCCCTAATTGGGTATAGCGAATCTCTCCATACTGAGCATAAATACTATTGGCTATCGCGGTCCACCTTCTTTTGTCCGTTTCAGATATCTGTCCTCCTCCTTCCTTATGTTTCCAATTCCCATCCGCATCTTCAACGCTGACTTTCACACTTGGCATATTGGAGCAGGCCATATACACATCCGCTTTCAACAACATCTTTGTTTTCAAGTCCAAGTTTGAAACCAAAGAATCAGGCTGAATTTGACGATCAGAAAGGATATTAGCAATCACTTCATCACTCAAATCCATATTCACGATACCACGAACATATTGTTCAACTGTACGCTCAGTATTTTGAGAGTCACGAATCATACCATTAAGCAGTTACCGTATAAACACACATATACTGAGGCATACTTGGAACACACAATATCGCCATCTCGCTCTCTACATACATGCTTTTTGTTTCAGCATTGAACATCTGACGCAGCAGAGTACGACCATCATCAAACCATGCAATGCGCTGCGTAGGATCGTCCGAGAATACCATAGGTTGAACGCTCTTTATTGTCCCAATCTGACCGTCTGGTACAAAAGCGACATTGAGAGGATTAAAGTTCTCTATAGTTTCCACTTTTAAAGACTTCGACTCTTCATCGAATTTATCCACAGCAGCAATGCTATCTCTTGGGATGATTGACGCACCGATAATACGACGAATAGCATCTAGCTTGCCTTCATCGGTCATATTTTGAGCATACTGAGAAGCCACCAAATCGGGATTAGTAGCACCTGCCGCACTCGGATAAAGAGCAAGTCCAATGCGTTTCAGTACCTTTGTATGAGTCAAAAGATCATCCAACAAGTCAGAAGCAATTTCAAAATGTCCGGCGGGGAATCCCTTCTTGCGCATAGCCTTTACCTTGTTCTTAAGATACAGTAGCGGATCAGAAGTTGTTCCTTCATTTGCTGTTGTATGTTCATTTGTTTTCCACCATCTGCTTTCTCCGGAAAGCGATTCTTTGTTTGCGGCAGGAATACCAAAATCAAATGTCAGCCCGCTGATACCTCTCGGATTATTATCTAATCCAATCGTGAATTGGCCAGTAGATGCAACACGCATACGCTGATGAGTTATAGCATTTCTATTACCTTGTAACAGATTATCCGTGCTGGTAAATAGCATTTCCATAAGTGCAGATTGGGTTTCCGTATTCAATGCGGCATCTCCAAAACGCTGTACCATAATCATACGTTCACGAAGCATCTTTGCACTGATAGGATAGCGATGCTTCTGAGTCGGAATCTTATTTGACCCGATCTTAAACTCACCAAATCCTTTGTCAAGACCTTGCGAAGCCTCGTCCATATAAACAGGAAGAGTTGCGATATTAAGAGATGCAATCAACTGCTCATATGTGTAATCAAGTTGAATCTCCGGGTCCCATGCAAACCCGTCGGCTTGGAGTACATTGTACTTTTCTTGAAAACGATCGACAAACTGCTGGAAAGAAGCTCCCCCCAATCCGAATGTCATTAAGTCATAGTAATTTGATACCATTGTTCTCATTATTCACCTCCTTTTTTAAGCTTCCCGAATAGGGGTAATTTGAGGCAGTACTGCCCATACTTCATCCGGTACAGTCTCTGCCAGCCTATCTGCATAGATCATCCCCTCGAATACAACTGCACCAGTCGCATAATTAGTATCCGTATCCACATAGACATCATGATACAAAAGCCCTTTGATCGTTGCCGGTTCTACCGAAGCGCCGGATTGAGATGCCGTCTTTATTTCGGAAGCTTTGATTATCTTTATTGTGTGTGCTGACTGATCAAGTTGACACATACTTCCGGCTGGAATAACTTTACCTTTATAGCTGGAAATATTACTAATATTACCTCCTACAGGGTATTGATTCACCACCTTGTGCCAGATATTTTTTCCTGAATTAAATTCTTTCTGGCCTCTACCAAATGTATTACCTAATGTTCCCATAGTTTTGTTATTTTATTGTTTTGCAGGGAATTTACCTTCTTGAGCTTTTTTGGCAAAGAAATCATCTAATGCCTTTGATGAATTATGTCCACTACCCGATGCGCGCCCACCATATGGGGTAGCACCTTCTCCATTGTAAGCCTTTAACTTCGATTCATACAAACGCTTAGTTTCTTCTTCCAACTTCGCAATGTCCATCCCTTCAGAAATTGGCACAAGATTAACCACATCTTCCCAAAGAGCTTTATTATAAACATTTAACTCCCCTGATTTTTGAATAACTTTTTCACGCAAAGATTTTTCAAATGTTTTTTTTCTTTCCTCTTCACGTTCCTTCTCAATAGTTTCAAGCCGTTTCAATAAATCACCGTTACCGTTATCTCCAGCCTGTGGACTTACTGGCGGGGTGGGAAGCTGAGGTTCACCACCTTTAGGCTTGTAGTTCCTCGCAAACTCGGCCTGTTCAAAACGCATCTGACCTCCCATAGCCTTAATTACATTAGCTTGAGATTGGTAAAAAGAATCGTCTACCATTTCATCCGATGTGATTGTAGGTAAAAGGGCATCAAGATAAGCGTCAAGTGTCCGAGTGGTAACTCCGGTGTCTCCGAAGTATCCATTTGTGCCGGGTTCTCCGAGCACATTTTTTAATCCTGTCAAAAGGGTCTCTTTTTCCATTTCTTTTAAATTGTTTATAAACAAAAAAGAGAGCCGACTATAACGAATTTAATCGTTACAATCGGCTCTCTATGAAGCTCTTTTAAGCGGAAGCGATAGGAATTGGAATCTTTAATACCTCTTGGTTTGTTACATTAACAATGTAAAGCTTTCAACCTTCTATCGACGCTTCCTATTCTGTTATGGTTACATTTACATAATGCTTACACCTAGTACATTTTATCCTAAGCATGGCCATGCCTGATACATATTGGATATCAGCCATCATTTTTCCACAATACGGACATTTCGCCGCTTGAGTTCGGACATCTAAGCCATCTTTGTCTAATCTTGCTACTACTTTAAGCATATATTTTATATGTTACACCGCAAATATATAGATAAAATCTATAAATACAAAACAAACAATAGATTTTATTTATATATTTGCAATACATAAAACAACAGAGTTCCTAGAGAGCCGACAGGACATTATTTCAATGTCTTATCGGCTTTTTTTTATTATGGAAGTATTAGAGAAAGACATAAAAACAGATTTTGGTGATCCTGTATACTCTTATGAGTATATAGAAGCGCTTCGTGTGTCTGATAGAAAGAAAGCGAATCCTCTAAAAATAATCGCTCAAAGAGGTTGCCAAGAAAAGTTTCTAGCTTCCTCTTCCGATATTACCATCTTCGGGGGATCGAGAGGAGGATCAAAAAGTTTCTCTTTGCTAATGGAATCATTAAAAGATATCTACAACCCATATTACAATTCCATTTTGCTGCGAAACGAGAAGGATGACCTACTTGACTTGATCAATACATCATATATACTATATGGGCAGATGGGGCAATATAATAAGTCCATCAGCGACATGACGTGGTATTTCAAGAATGGCGGCAAATTGAAATTCTCATATCTAGCAGACTCATATGACGACTTCAAGAAGAGATTTCAGGGAAAACAATATTCATTTATAGGTATTGATGAGATAACGCACTGCTCATATGAGAAATTCAAATACCTGATAACATGCAATCGTAACGCGTACGGGATAAGAAACAGGTTTTACGGGACATGCAACCCTGATCCAGATAGCTGGGTAAGAAAGTTCATAGACTGGTGGATCGGGGAAGACGGGCTGCCTATCGATGAACGTGACGGTATCATTAGGTATTGCTTCATGGAAGGAGATTCCCCTGATTCCATATATTGGGGTAACACTCCGGAAGAGGTCTATAACCAATGTAAGCACATCATTGATCCCTTATGGAAAGACGCTTACGAGGAATTGGGTTTCAATAAAGTGACAATGTACGTCAAATCCGTGACATTCATACAGGGAAGGCTTGAGGAGAATATAAAACTAATAGCCTCTGACCCTAATTACGCAGCCAACCTGTCACAGCAAAACGAGGAACAAAGAGCGAGGGACCTAGAAGGTAACTGGAACTTCAAGGCCACAGGGGACGATCTTATCAAGATGTCGGACATGGATCGATTTTATAGCGCTTCGGCCCAAATAGAGAAAGGTATCCGTTACGTATCAGCGGATATCGCTTTTGAAGGTGGGGATTTCTGCGTTATGTGGTTGTGGATAGACCTGCACATTAAGGACGTATTTGTCATGCGCGAGAACTCTGCAAATACAGAAACGATGTTCATGGCAAAACTCAACGAATGGGGGGTACGCGAAGAAAACGTTATCTATGACTACTGGGGAGTAGGACAAGCTATATCCGGTCATGTCAAACGCGCCGTCAAGTTCACCGGAACCCAAAAGCCAGAAAAACAATTTGAGAATTCTTATAAGAATGTCAAATCGCAGTGCGCTGAAATGTTAGCCCATTACATTCAAGACGGTAAGATTTCTATCGAACCGAGGTTACTGGATTTGAAATTCTCCGGCAAGAAAGGGAAATACCAAAAAGTCGCCCTAAAAGACATCCTGATGAAAGAGCGCAAGTGTATCAGGCATAAAGACAATTCCAATATAGGGGGATTTGAGCTTATAAACAAAGAAGGGATGATCAAAGCCGTAGGATATTCCCCTGACTTTTTCGAATCCCTTATCTACCGTATGTATTTCGAGATAAACAAGAAAAAGATTTTTAAACCCAAAGGGATGCTAAGGTACGTATCCTATAAACCATTTTGATCATGGATAAAAGAGATATCAAAACAAAAAGACCGTGGAGAAGAGTCAGACCGGAAGGCTATATGCGACATGGTACATATATGGCAGAGAAAGAACCTTTGCTGACAAATGATCCTTGTCTTTATACATTTATGACGCAATCGGATTTTATTAGAGAATACTATCCTTCTGGACATATCATAAATGACCCTAATATTTATCCTGACATCTACAGAATGGAAGAGGAACCCGTATATGATGAAAACGGAGAGCCGACCGGCAAAATGCAAAAACGCCTATACAAAGAGCTTGTTCCCCGTTATTCTTTTGCCTTCCAACAAATCATCACAGTAAAACAAATAGTACATTTATGTGGCAATGATATCCAATTTGAATTCGTAAAAGAAAAAACATCAGAAGAAGAAGAAAAGAATTTTTACCTTTTCCGGGAAGGATGGCTAAAAAAAGATATGGAAATAGCATTCTTCGATGCTGTCAAATCAACAAAAATAACTGGAGATACAGCCATTGTAGGATATCTCCGAGAAGGAGTGTTTGGTTACAAAACGCTATCTTTCCAAAATGGAGATACGCTTTATCCCCATTATGATCCAATAACAAATGACCTCCTCGTTTTTGCCCGTTCTTATTTCGATTACGATGAAAACGGGAGCCGGATTACTGAATGGCTTGAATTATGGGATAAGACATATCTTTACCGTTATAAACGATCAGAGCAAGGAGCCAAAGGGATTCTTAACAACATATTAAGCCTATTCGGAGTAGACGGATATGAGTTGAAAGAACAATCACCTCATGGATTTCCATTTATACCCGTTGCATACCATAGAGATGAAGATGGTCCATGCTGGTCGCCATCTCAAGATGCTTGCGATGGTTATGAAATGTCATTTTCGCAAATGGCACAAAACAATCAAGCATTCGGATTTCCTATCATGTATCTACAAGGAGAAGGTGCAGATTCTATGGCAATGCAGCATGATTTAAACGGTACAATTAAAGTTATAACTGGGGGACCGGAAGACAAAGCTTCTTTTCTGTCTCAGCCGAACGCATCAGAATCATTTAGCAAACAGCTTGATACATTATACAAAATGATCTATGAGCAATCGTTTGCCGTTATTCCACCGGAATTAAAATCAGGAGATTTACCTGCTGCCGCATTAAAAATTCTATATTCTCCTGCCTATGAAAAGGCAATGATAGATTCAGCCGAATACCAACCGTTCTTAAACGATCTGGTAAAGATTTTCATGTTCGGATTCGGAGTTGAAATGAAAAAGACGATAGATTTCATGAACCTGCCTATTAAATGGTGGATCAAACCATACATTCATATCAATGAATCGGCTATGGTTGCAGACCTCGCTTCGGCTGTTCAAAACGGTTTCATATCGAAGCGAACTGCATCCGAACGTATTCCGATGTATTCTACAGCAGGAGAATGGGAAAGAATTATCAGAGAGGCAAAGGAAGAGCAACAAAATGATTTACTAAGTCAAATAAAATTAGCAAATGCCAACCGAGAAGCAAATACAGGAAGCTAAACTGTTTCTTCAAACGAGAATTAAAGCAGAGATTAGTGCGAAGAATAATATTGAGGAATATATGATGGAAGCCGCGCGTGAAATCATAGCAATTTCTCAAAAATACAATATTCCTCCGCGCTTATTCCGTTTCGGTTTTAATGAGTCGCTTCGAAAGGAGGTAGATAATGTCATCAAAACACTAAAAGAGAACATCATTTATGCGACAGAAACTTTATCGGTCTATGACAGGGAAGATGATAAAGACTCCATTCTAATCTATCTCAACAGTGATAAATACGGGAAAACGTTTAAAGAGAGAGTTAATGAATATGCCAACCGATATAAATTCGAATTAGAAGCCGCGATAGCAGCAGGAATATTCTTTGGCAAAACCGACAAAGAGATATTATCCACCATTAAAAGAAGCTTGTCCATGCCCTACAATAATCAGTATATCAAGGGTTCATTCGACAAAGGACTATCGGCAACGCGCATAGAGACAAAAGGCATAAGCTATGGAGTTGGGAAAAGTAGCTCGGCATACAATCTCTTAACCTCTTTGTCAAGAAACGAAATTGCTTTGACTTGGATGTGGTGGTATGGTAAACAGGCTTTGAAAAAAGGTGCTACAGTTTTTTATTCGTTTCGGGGTAGCTCATACCCTTGTGCATTATGCGATGATATGGTGGGGTTCCACCCCATGCAAGACTATAGGTATCAATGGCACTTGAATTGTCGATGTTATTTTGTATTCGTGTAACACATAAATTATTAAATACTTATGGATTATTCAAAGAGTATAAAAACAGAAATAAAGAAAGCGAAAATATCAATTGAAGAAAAAATTTTCGCCGACCTCATGTTGGCAGGTTGGAAAGACAATGATGCTTATATAGCAGCTTTCGGCTACAATATTAATTTGTCGGATAGCTATATCAAGTCACAGATGCGTACTACAATAAACAATCCAGATTTCGCCAAATACATGGAAGCGACAAGCAAAAAGAAGGAGAAAAAGGAGATAAATTTAGAAAATAGCGATGACATCACCTTGGAAGAAGCCTTATCCTTGGCGACCAAAGAGGAAACCTTAAAAGGCCTCATTATCGCCAAGTCAAAAATGAAAGCGGGTTCCAAGGAATGGCTTGATGCGACAAAACTCATTGCCGACTTACAGCAGATGAAAAAAGATATAGTAGAAGAGGAAGATACTACTGTACATTACTACCTACCACTTACATGCAACAGATGCTCTTTGTATCTGACAAACAAAAAGAAAAACAACAATCATTAAATATTAAAATTATGGCAACAACGACAGTAAATTTTCAACAAGATGGCAGCGATTATATTTCTGATATCATCATAGCCCAATCCAACACATTAGCGTTTAGGATCAAAGTTGATAAACCAGGAAGTATTATTCTTGAAAGATCAATCACAGGTGATAATTTTATATCAGAAATAGGATTGCCCCCTTCTCTTGTTCCAGGAGATACTCTCTCCATAGAAAAGAACATAACAGGAATTATAGCTCAACAACAACTCCGTTTCCGTTTTCAGAATTGCAAACCTGTTTCAATATCCGTACTGCAATGATAACTCTCAACAACATCAATTTATCCAGCATTGATCTTTCGGGCATAGACCTGAGAGGGATAAAGCTGGGACTTGGAGGACGTGGTGGCGGTTCCAGCGACGGCTTCCCGGTGCTTCCTGGCGATGTCACTCGTTGGCATTTCGGCGGCCTGACGAACGAGATGATGGCGGCTATGGATGATCCGCGCCTTGAGGATGCGGATGGTAAAGGCAGGTTCCTATCCTTCAAGAATTTCGCTTGGGGTGGGATGAGTGGTTGCGGTGGATATTCGCTATCTAAAGAGACTTTTAGTTATACCCCTGATATTTATAGTTTCAACTTTACTGATCCAGAAGGGGGATTGAAAATATTTGATGTTTATTTTCAATTAATTGGTTTAGAAGAAAATTCGGGTGTAACTTTTAATCTTGATATCATAGAATCTGGTACTGCAAAAAGAATAAAAAGAGAGACATACACGAAAGACGGAATTTATCATTTTGAGTACAAATCCGAAGATGATGCAGTCAGATTATATATGATAGGGTATAATGGAGTTGGTGCAGATAGAACTACTTTTACTGTTAAGATTTTACCTTATTACGCTGGTGCACTTGTCTTTGATGGTGTAGATGATTATGGTATCTGTGAAAATTTCCCTATTTTGACTAAGGAAAAGGGATATACGGTTGTGGCGTTGAGAAAGTGGTTGACACCAGAAAATAAAACAGACAATGAGGTTCTTGTCGCGAATTTAAAAAAAACGAAGCTGGAGGCTGAAGCATGGGGAGCATTTGGTTGTGAAATAAAATACAATAATACTAATCCGAAGATAGCAAGAACTCTGTCTTTCGGAAGTATGCCAGTAATAAACGTAAATGAAAATAATGTATTACTTTGCCAAACATCAAATAACTATAATGGAGTTGATATAACAAGTGGTAATGATACAGGCGGCCCTTATTTGCTCATTTGTTCAGGAGGAAGGATTTTATTTGCCAATGCTGCCATCTGGGAACTCATCATCCTTGATCACGACGCCACCGAAGAAGAACTGACCAAGATCAAAGACTACTTCGTTAAAACCTATCCCTGGCTCTTCCCCGACCAAGCATGGACAGTGGTAGGCAAAACCAACGAGGACGAAGATCGTGCTACTATTGCCAACATTACGGGCAATGGTAATGATCTTGTACTGTCGAATTTTGGGTTTATCGAAGGAAGTGGCTACAATGAAGAAGGTGAATATGCTGGCTATCTGGTTACTGATGGGGTGGATGATAAAGCGGTTAGTAAACAGTTTAAATTTGGCAAAAATTTTACTGTTATATTAGATTTTAAATTCCCCGTTAAAAAGATATCTTATTGTGGTTTTGACTTATCATCAAAGGTTAGAATCCAAAATCTTCAAGGTAGTGGTGTGTATGTCGTATTAAAGGGAAATAAAACCTTGATACCATCAAATGTAGTGAGAGCCGTAACTTCAGAGGGTAAAGTATATGATGAAAATTGGAATGAATACAATATTGTGCCTGGCAATATATCATCAAATTATACAATGGTAAATTTAGGCTTTGATGGAAGTAATCAATTTGCTGAGTCGGCAACTAAATTAGCTGGAATTTATAGTAGTACTTTATCCAAAGACGACTGTATCAAAGCCTACAACTACCTCCAAACCCTAAAAGCAAAGTAACATTAAAATTAATTGAATATGAAATACGCAATTGTAAACATCGTGTGGGCAAAGTCCCACGGAATAGAAGTCCTACCGGAAATGAGGACAAGTGTAGACCAGAGCAAGGTGATCTTGCATGAGGAATACCTTGCACCCTTCGATGATGAAGATTTTCCTCGCTATAGTTTTAGCGATCCGTCTTTTGTCGAACTACTGAATAGTGAAGAATGGACTTATTCAGAAGGAGAACAACCCGTAATCAATAGGCAGTTCAGCAGATTATTGGCTTTGGACGAACTGGACAAGGAGGCTACAGAAGAGATAAATACATATGACCTTTCCCCGTCGGAAGCCTTACAGGTCAAAGATCGATACCCCGAATGGGAAGTTGGCATAGACGTTGTTAAAGGGCACAAATACCAATGTGACGGTGATCTTTGGGAAGCCTTGAAAGATCATAAAACACAGGAAAACTGGAAACCTAGCACAGCTACCCTAAGCCTGTGGAAAATAGTAGACGCAGAAGAACATTCCGGCACGATAGAAGATCCTATTCCATATAAGCAAAATATGGCACTTGAATTTAACAAGTACTACACGCAGGACGGAGTATTGTACCTCTGCATACAGGCTATGACACCGGGACCGTACGATTTAAAGGATGTGCCGGCGCATGCGCAGCCGATAAAGCAATAGGGCGATTATTATACCCCTGCAGATTCTTTTGATCCGGCAGGGGTATATATTTATATTTTATCCTGTTGTTGCTTAATAATAAAATCAGCAATATAATCTACATACTCGTTATCGCTACATATCATAGTTTTCTGATACCCCTTAGCCATTAAAAAAAGATTCTCTATATCTCTTCTCAAAGAGTCTATCATTAATTGCTGTTCCGCAATGAAACGGATAGATTCAATATCTATACTATTCCCCTTTCTCTATTTCTTCCTTAATTATATTCTCCCCATTAACGCTTATGATGTCCCTGCCTATATAATAATAAATTCCATCAAATCCTAGATACCTTACTTCTCCACGCATTTTTAGATGATCGAAATAAGTTTGTTCCATAGCTCCTATTTTTCTGCCATCTCCAAGTTCTATAGTTACCATATTGCAAAATAACTTAATCCTTAAATTCATTCATCATACGACTTTCCTCCAAGATCTTAGAATCTTCTTCATCTGAAACGGCCAGACGATTACCTTTCAATCTCTCGAAATATCTACTCATAGAATCAAATATCTCTTTAGTAAAATCTGAATCCACAATATTACATGTTCCATAAATGCCCGTAAATATATTATGTAAAGCCTCGTATTCCTCTTCTTTTGCCATGTTGAGAGTTAAATACATAATATTATCTTCACGGTATGACACCGACCAATCACCGGCAACCGAGGCAACTTTGATAAAAGAGGTTTTGTCTACTTTATATTTCAGCATTACAAAGTTGTAAACCTGAACTTTCTTTCCGTATTCCATATTATTCTCTAAATTTGTTAATCCTTACTTGATTGATACAATCCGCAGCAAATCCAACAAGATACGCGAAATGCTCATCTTTTCCACCGTCAAATCCCATCTCCATACCGCAATCATCAAAAATACAACTCGCCACATGAACAGCCTCATGCGCTACATCCTCGACATTAATACAGCTACGAATACAAACCAATACACCATATTTACCCGTTTCTTTATGCCATACCTTTAAAGTCGTAGCTTTGGGTTCATTGCCTTTTTCAATACCAAGATATATCTCGGAACCATCTCGTCCCGCAAAAATATTGTTTATATCTTTTTCGTTTCTCAATTTAGCCACCCATATTAACCTCGGATATATAGTTGGGTAAAATTCATGTATTTCAATCCTCTTCCCCATACTGAAACCCCTCATTATTGATTCCTACACTCATATCAGACACCAAAGGAACTGACGTTGAAATCAATACCTCAGAAGTTAAACCATAACATTTATAATATACCGTTTTCCCGACCTTTCTCTTTCTCTCCTTATCAAAACCCAATTCCCTGAAATGGGCGGCTAAGGTCTGCCGGCTCACCATTGGGAAGCCATTTTCTTCCGCATAATTTTTTATATCATCATAAATAATAGCAAAATCAATCTCATGAGGCATATCATTGGACACCCCTTTTCTCGGAAGGGCAAAGAATCCACGAGCCATAGCCCAAGACTTTCCAAGAGCAGATAATCCCATCTCATTAATACGTTTCCTTAAACTACCTTCACTTTCTGGGAATTTGAAACCATTCTTTTGAAGGAGTAAAGCACCTCTTCTTATCCAATTCAAGATTCCTGGATATTCATCTTTAAGCTCATGAGTCAGTTTTAAGTTCATATGTTTCTCATCTATGACTCTATCAAATACGATAAATATAAAACGACGAAAAAAACCAAAACTGCTATCTCCTCCCGCAGGGAAACGATTAGCATTAAATATAAAATACGGGATATTTGTTATCTTGAACGCATTATTCCCGATCCTTCTCCCTAACTGAGGTTCGCCAGATATCAAGCTTTTTGCAGCATCTTCCCTTCCTGCAAAAGTCTTTGCTTCCATCTCACCAGACCAATTGAATATTTTACCATCGATTTGAGATAAATTTCTTTGACGTTCATCACCTCCCCTAAGCAAAGCTTCCATACTCAAATTGGAAATATTTTCTTCCCCCAATATCCCCATCACAGTGTCCATAATAACACTCTTTCCATTTGAGCCATTTCCGAATAAAACAAGGGCATTCTCCACTTTCTTATCCATCGTCCCCCTATCGAACAAGGACAATCCTAGGAACATCTGTAATATTGTACGATCATTCTTATCTGGCAAAACACCACCAGAATAAACCTTCTTTCCAAACTCTGTACCTCTCAAAAAAGAATGCCATTTCGGGCATTTTGCTTCAGGATCGTATCTATAAGGATGAAGATATATCACATGATAATCCCTTGAAAAAGGGCGTAAAACACCATCCCTCATATCTACAACTCCATTCTCAAAAGCCATAATATTATATCGAGGATGCAATACCCTATTTATTTCAAGTGAATTATACATCTCTGCTAGTATATCCTTGATACTTCGCACAATGAATGCTTTAGGGACACCAGATATACGCAAATATGTACGCATAGCACGTTTCAAATAGGCATGACACGGAACAATCTCATATATCTTGCCTGTAAAAAAATAAACATTACCATTATAAAGAGCAAGATTACTTTTCGAAACTGTCGTGTATATCGATTCTATAACACTGTCAAGGTTCTCATAATACAAATTAGCACTCTCCTTTCCTGTAGGGCTCCCAGAAATAGCAATTTCGTATCTATTGCCCGTATGAACAAGATTATGCACTATACAAGATATTAAATTGTCACTCTGAAAGTTACAATCACAATCAAAACCAATATCTACATTATTTGAAACTTCTAAATCCATAATATTAAGACATATATCATTTAATCTATGACACAAAGATAATATATATTTCGTATCATTATAGATATAATCTATTTAAAATGATAATATTATAGATTAAAACTATCAGCCATGTCATATTTTTTTTAGATCAATAGTGATACAAAACATGCGATTAAACTATTATACTATTTTATTTTCATATTTTAACTATCAAAAATTAAGAAAAAAAATGAGGGAAAAATTTTTAGATGATGTAACATGCTTATTATTCTATAGCATAACCGGGGGGGGGGGTAGGGTGTAATTTTATTTTCACCTCCAAATAACACCCTATTAATAAATGACTTATAATAAACAAATTTATGTTATACATATAATATAAACAACGATATACAATAATAGTATATTCCGTTTATTAGGGATGCCCATAGGGAAAAGCGATTAGAACAAAAAAAAGACAAGCTTTACCTATTGTAACTATATACATATTTTAACCACTATGCTCATAGATAAAATCTATCACTATAAAATAAATTATATCTATCCCATCTTTACGCCTATTTTAATAGATAATATCTATCTATTAAATAGAAATCATCTATACATATTTTACCTCCCTTTCTCATCATAGATCATCCATTACGCCCCAATCCACAGTCTTTAAGGCTTTATATCGTCATCTACCTTTCTACGTTTGATAATATAGAACCTAGTCGAAACGCCTACGCGATCCTCTTTATATTGTATATTTTTTCGCTCGTAAAATCATATATCAATCTGAAAATAAACGCATTAAACATTGTATATAATATAAAGTTGTTGTATATTTGTAATGTAAGAAAGAGCTAAAAAGAGCTTGATTTTACAAGCGTTATTTAAGATGGTGGAAAAAGCAAACGGCGGTACTACCAATACCGCCGTAAAAGCTGGGATAATCCAGCAAAAGCCGTTAGACTTGAATCTAACACTTTAAAAGTGTACCTTATGAGACTCTCGATTTCTTTTAAGGTGTGGCATTTAAAAATAGAGTTTGTAATAACTTTATTTTAGCCACGGGGCGGGAAATCCGCCCTAACACTTTAATTTTTCACAAAAATAGGCTTTGCGTTCCATCCGACAAAAAGACGCTGTAATAATTAGCAATTAATAACAATTTAAATATTACAGACATGAAAACAATGAATTTCTACACGCAAAACGGTTGGGCAGGTTCAAACTATGACAGCAAGTTATCTACAAAGGAAATAGCCGCAAGGGTTAGATCTTATGCAAAGAAGAATTTCCCAGATTTTAAATTCTCCATCCGTACAGAATGGAGCATGTACACGGATTCTATGTATATTGAATTAAAGGAAGGTACTTGTATCCCCTTTGTAGAGGGATCAAGAAGTGCGGAACGCGGGTATATGGATACGATGAACACCGTAAAGGGATGGGAAAAAGAACTTACGCCCGAAATGTTTAAAGTATTGGATACTGTTACGATTTATGCCAATTCATTCAAATATGACGATTCGGATAGTATGCAAGACTATTTCGACACTAATTTCTATTTGAAAATCAAAGTGAGTGACGAATATAAGGTAATAGAACCGAAGGTAAAGAAAAGCAGCGTTAAGGCTGAAAAGGTTGAGAAAGCCAAAGAAGTAGAAGCAGTAACGGTTGAAGGTCTGGAAATCGTGGACTATTCCGAAAAAGCTATTGCAGTGTTTGGCGATACGAAGGCTATTAAAGAGCAGTTAAAGGAATTGGGCGGACGTTTTAACCCGTCCTTAAACTATAACGGAGAAAAGCGCGCCGGATGGATATTTAGCAAAAAGCAAGCGGACAAGGTGAAAGAATTGATATCACCTACAGTATTGCCGGCGCTCCCTGAAGAAATCTATATTCCAGAACTTGAGGAAGAACCCCAAGGGAATAACACCCCGTTAATTATTGCCGATTATGCAAAATATGATTCATTTGATTATCCGACAATACCCGAAGAACTGGACGGGTTTAAACTGGGTGAGATCGTTTATGATCAATGTGGAGAAATAGGCGTTATATTGGCTTTTAACGAAAAAAACGGAACCGCCCGGTTAAATTCAAATGGTTGTTGCAATGTCGGTAATTTAAAAAAATGCCCTAAAGAAATAGCGGAAAGAGAAGTTAAGTACATGGATATAATACGACCAGGAAAAGCTTTAACAGCTTGCACAATTGAAGCGTACCCGCTTGAAAATATCCATTTTACCGAAACAGACAACTTTAACGGCGTGCGCTATTACGATATAGAAGGGGCTGGAAGCATAACCAGCGCGAAAGTGCGCACGGATATACAGCCAGGCGATGTTTTCAACGTGTACACGGATAAAGATCGCAAACACGGCGTAACCTATGACGGTGCAAGCTTGAATAGAAGTTTATACAATGCTTTGCCCAGTATAATTGCATTTGACAACAAAATAGAGGTTGGAATGTTAAGCATTTCATCTCATTATAAACCAATGGTTGAAAATGTAGAATTTTACGAGAAGAAAGTAAAGGGAAAGCGTTATACCGTCAAAGATAAGCCGTTAACACTTGGATATTACGGCATATTAGATAATTTGGATAACTGCATAATAGATTGCTATCAGACTAAGGAAGAAGCCGAAAAAGAGGCGGAAATACTTAACGGTTTTACGGATGGCAACGGAAGGCTAAAAAGTGTTATCTAAAAAAGTAATATAATCTAACCAACGGGGTGAGAGTCCTGCGTAAAATAAAAAAACAATGCAACTAGGTGTAGCAGTATGGGGTATTTTGATAATCGTATTATTAGGCGGTTTCAAGGCGATGGCATTCATAATTGGTATGCTGGTAGTGGCTTTCGTGGCCGGGATCATTATTGCCGCCCACAAATCTAAAAAGGTATGAGAACATTAAAAGAAGCATTTTTGGATAAATACCCGAAATATGGTATTATCCTTCGGATGTACGAGGAAGCGAACGAGTGTACGGCTGAATGGAGCGAACTTTCAAAACTCCGGCTTATTCGATTTACCGAATATATGGGCGAACGGGTTGCACCAAACTCCGTCCGTCAATATGCGGCCAAGATGAAGGCGGTATTAAATAGATACTCGGACGAAGTGCGGCTAGACTTCAATTTCGCCGAGATACTTTCACTTAAAGAGCAAGTATCGGTTAATACATTTCTGGACGAAAATGAGATACAGCGGCTGGTAGCTGTCGAAGTGGAAAATGAGACGGAGCGGTTGATACGGGATCAATTCGTATTAGGATGCATAACAGGAGCACGTCATTCTGACTTTTGCCAATTTACAAAAGAAAACATACAGGGTGGCTGGTTGTCGTATGTTTCGCAGAAAACTAAAGTTTTTGTTGAAATACCAATATCGCCAGTTTTGAAACGGTTTATAAAGGAACAATCCCCCGCTTTAAGCGGACGAATAGTGTCGGACGTATATTTTAACGATACCATCCGAAAACTTGCAGAGAAAGCGGGAATAATAGCAAAAACAAGGTGTTTTAAGGCCGGAAAGAATATTATTGGTAGAAAATGTGACCTTATTGCATCGCATACGGCCCGAAGGAGCTGTGCGTCTAATTTAGCGGCACGCGGAGTGTCGGAAGTTTGGATAAAAAAGATATTAGGACATACAAGGGGCACAACAGATAGATATATCTGCCTAGAAGGTAGAAGGATGCCAAAAGAGGCAAAAGGTTATTTTTTAAGCTTCAAATAGTTTTTACCTTTGCCCGAAAAAAAACATGAGCGAAGAATTAAAACAGCTAATAGCCTGGTTTGAAAACTACCAAGTGACGTTTAACGAGATCCGGTTAAGCGAGTGTGAGAATATATTTGATCTGAGCAAGTACATTGATGTGCATGTCAGATCGGTTAAGAGGAATTGGGATAATCCGACCTTTGCAAGTGATATACTGAGGTTGCAGAGGCTTAAGAAGGTGTTGGAGGAAAGAGGATAAAGTGATAAACAATGTTAAATATTTACTTTTCCCAAAAAATATTTGAATGCAAATTTGCAGTCAAAGAAAAAAGTTGTATCTTTGTAGTGTAATCAAAAAACAATTAGACAGGGCGGCAACCTATAAGCGGCGTAAGGAAATGAAAGCAATAGCAGTTAAAAACACATTCAATGCAAAAGAAAGTCTGAAGAACCAAGGATTCGTTTACGATCCGTCTACAAAAACATGGGCTAAGGGCTTTGCTTCTCAGGCTGAATTTGACGAGTTCTATTCTAATTTCACTTCTGCCTGCTATTCGGGCAGAAGACAATCAAAATTTAATTCAGAAGTCGTTTTCGAGTTTGTAGAAAACGAACCTGAAAAGCTGGAAGAAGAAGAAACAACAGTCCCGACATTAGAAGAGGCAGTCGAACTTGTTCACACCGGCAAAATCTTCGACTTTAAGTTTGAAATAAACGGCTGGACAGCCACGTTAAACGGTTTTGAGTACGTCGTTGACGGAACGATATACAATATCCCCGAATTAAGAAAAATATCCCCCGAAGCCGACAATGAGGCAAATAGACTGGAGGAACATATAGCAAAACAGTATGTAGCTTACATGGAGAGACAAAAAGCAGCTCCTTATGTAGGAGCTGTGGAACAACTAATAAACTATTGAAAATGGAAGATAATTACGAGTTAGGCGACCGGATACGCATCGGTCGAAAGGTTGAAGAGTTAAGAAAGCAAGCAGGCTTATCACAACGCGATCTCGCTGCGCGTTGCGGCATAGCCCAAAGTACCGTGTACCGGATCGAAGCGGGGAAATTTTCGCCCCGACTTGACTTGCTTGAAAATATAGCGAATGCACTTGGAAGAACAGTCGATTTGGTCTGATGGTAATATAGGCGGAATTTGACGCATTGAATTACCATCTAAATGTTAAATATTATGTATTACTTAAATTTTTACGCTTAAAAATTTGGTATTACTTAAACTTTCCGTATCTTTGTAGTGTAATCAAAAACAAACAATAGAACAGGGCGGCAACCTATAAGCGGCGTAAGGAAATGACAACAGCAGAAGTAAAAACAGTTTTAAGTACAAACAGAGATATGGTGATCAGCTTTTATAACGAGAACGTAAAAGAGGATAAATTCTATACTTTGGGTTGGTTTATGACACGGGTACTTAAAAGCGCCGAAATATCCTGGTCACGCCGTAAGAACATCGGCGAAAAAGAAATCAACTCCATCCTTAACGGAGTTATCAAAGACTACCCTCAAATTAAGAGAGGTTATGTTAGCAACTATCAGAAGGCTGTTAACTATTTCGGAAGCGAGAAGGTTAAAATGATGTATAATTGCAAATAACAATATAACAGATATGAAAACAACACAAAACGCGAGCCTAAGCAGCCCAAAGCATACATACATGGCAAACATAACCTTTGCCAAGTATGTAGAAGGAATAGGTCAAGCTGTTACGGTGACTGGCAACAGTATCCAAGATGTTAAAAATTTAGTCTTCGAATACAAGCGGTTCAACCCGCATGTTGTCATCCGGGAGAACAAAGCGGAATATCCCAAATTTGATTGGGTTGTAATAGAGGAATATAATCATTAAAAAAATAAAGACATGAGAACTTTAAGCAATTTAATAGGGTGCAGCACCTATTTAGTGTCTGACAACATAAGCAAAAGACGTAATTTCCACGGGTTAGTCGAATGTGACGATGAGTTAATCGAAACCCTTAAAGGCGGAACAGAGGTTGAATTAAAAGATGTAGACTCGCGCATCTTGGAGACATTTAAAGACAATGACGTTAATTTGAGTGACTACACCCATTGCATCATTGTTGGCGATGAATATTATCTGTCATGGGAATGATCAGGGAGACGATAAAAGAAGCGATGAGAATCCGCAAGGTAAAAAGCAAAGAACTTGCGGAACACATAGAACTCTCTGAAAGTTCTATGTCCTTATTTTTGAACGGGAAAATGAACCTGGGACAAAATAAGATAGAAGCCATATTGAGATGTCTCAATATAGGGCTTGTCATAAAAAAATGACCTTATAATATCAAATTACGAAATAAATTTATATATATTGCCACGAATACATGAAATCATGTATTCGTGATTTTTCAATTTTAGGAATGCCTGGGCAGTGATGTTCGGGCATTTTTCATTAAAGGGGCAATCATCTTATACGCTCTATCATTTTGACAACGTCTTTCAGCTCCTCAATCGTATCCGCCTGGTAAAGCTGGCCCCGAAACCGGATCAAGGCGGTTAATTCTGTTTTTCCTGCAACTTCTTCAGGAGAGGCGAACAGTTGCCAAAGGGGGACATTTAAAGCGGTGGCTATTTCTGCCAACTTTGAGTTTGTCGGATTTTTCAAAAGAGAATTTACATTTTGCCTTGATGTGTTTAATAATTCTGCAAATTCAGCCTTTTTGATACCTTTTTCTTTTAATATTTCCTCAATCCTGTTCATGTCGTAATATTTTACTTTTACGCAAAAGTAGTATTTTTTTTTCTCATGTAAACACATTACATTGCTTAAAATGTATTTTATACATGCCTGTAATGTTATGTTTTTGCAAATTAATATTAAAACGAATGATTTATTTGTACACTTTCTTTGTATTGTAAATATATATAATTACATTTGTATCGTAATAATAAAGGAAACAATAACAATAAAAAAATAAACATCATGGAAACGAACAACAATTCAAAATTCAATTTTTACACGCAAAACGGTTGGGCAGGTTCGAATTATGATAGCAAGTTATCAACAAAGGAAATAGCCGCAAAAGTCAGGGCTTTTGCAAAGAAAAATTTCCCGGGTTTTAAATTCTCTGTACGTTCCGAATGGAGCATGTACACAGATTCGATGTACATTGAATTGAAAGAAGGTACTTGCCTTCCCTTTGTAGAGGGCTCAAGAAGCGCGGAACGCGGGTATATGGATACGATGAACACCGTAAAGGGATGGGAAAAAGAACTTACGCCCGAAATGTTTAAAGCGTTGGACGCTGTTACGATTTATGCCAATTCATTCAGATATGACGATTCGGACGGCATGCAAGACTATTTCGACACTAATTTCTATTTAAAAATCAAAGTTAGTGATGAATATAAGGTAATAGAACCGAAAGCAAAGAAAAGCAGCATTAAGCCTGAAAAGGCTGAGGAAGCCAAAGAAGTGGAAGCCGTGACAGTTAAAAGTATCGAGGTTGTGGACTATTCCGAAAAAGCTATCGCAGTGTTTGGCGATACGAAGGCTATCAAAGAACAGTTAAAGGAACTGGGCGGACGCTTTAACCCGTCGTTAAAGCATAACGGCGAAAAGCGTGCCGGATGGATATTTAGTAAAAAACAGACGGATAAAGTTCATTTGTTACTCTCTGAACAGAAAGAAACAAATGAACCCGTTAAACGGGGTAAAAGCTTACAAGATATAATAGATCAGACACGCCGTTTAAACGGCAATGCTGGGCGTAATTGGTATTGGAGTTTTAAAAGAGAAAAGCTTATAAATGCTATATATACTACCTATGTCGCTAATATTGGAAAATTAGGCGCATATTCTGAGCCTAATAAAAAGTTTTCGAAAGAAGAATATACCGGTTTAATCCGAGAATCAGAAACAAAAGATACCGCCCCTGTTAAGGTGGCCAATGAAGAATCCGAAATATCACAGAAAAAAGGATATTATACCAGGGAGGAAAACGGATATAAGGTTGAATCTTATTTTACGAAGGATAAAACAGCCTTTGAGGAATTGATAGAAATAAACAATCAACAATCTATCCGCGAAATGATTGAGGCAAAAGAACGGGCCTTTTCTGAAGCATCAGAGAACGCTGAGTTTTACCGGAGTATAGGAAATGATGAGTTTGCTGACACAGAACAAACCCGAGCAAACCGATTAAAAAAAAGACTTAGACCAATTACGCCAGGCATTACCGACGGAACCGATCAAGCCAACCGGATCAGATGCCAATACAGATCCTTTAGAACGGGTTGA